CCCGACGGTAGACAGAACGGAAGCTTACGGAAGGTGTAACTAAGCCGCCGTTCTCGTTTCTCTGCCTTGAAATTACTTTGAGAGAAACACAAAGCCATTATACACGAAAGGAATTATGACATGGAAATCATCTTCTCCCCTAACCTCTTCCCCGGCGATAGCACCAAAGCCAAGATCGAGCATGTGTTCCTCTGCCGGGACATGAACTGCAAGAGACTCTCCCTTGGTAAGTCGCTGCACAAGATAAACGGCAAACGCGCCTGCCCTGGATGCGGCGGCGCGGTGGACGACATCACCTTCTCCGAGTACGGGCAAAGTTATTTGCAGAGAGCGGGGCTGCTGTGAGCCCCATCGACCGCTACTACGCTACCCGAACTGAAGCCCGTATCGCCTGGGAGAACGGCGATCAAAAACGCTACGAAGAACTAAGCCGTGTCCTGGCGCAGTTGCAGCCTGCCTTTGACATGCACCTGTTACACCAGCACCTGGGAGAGAAGTACCCGACCGTGCAGTTTGAGAGACAGCCGGACGAGGGGTTGTTGGAATGACGTTCTCCGTTGAGCCCCTGACCCGCGACGAATTAGACGAAGTTCTCAGGGATTATGTCTGCTCCACCTGCTGGGGTGCCCTTGCCTTCCGCTACGTCGAAGGCAAATGGTACGCCATTTGCCAGGAGTGCGACGAGGAGACACGCGGTTACACCTCGAAGAACTTTGCCGGGCGCAAGCGGGAAGAGAGTGAATCAGAACTTGTCGAAGCCGAACGTAACCTACGAAGTATTTTGGGTCTGGCCCATGAGCGGCAGACTATCGAACAGAATTTATCTGATCTAGGATTTTGAAAGGAGCAACAACATGCCAATAAAAGGCTTGACTGACAGAGGCTTGTCCTTCCCCCAGATCGGCGTGATCCGCAAAGGATCGCCGAAAGAGAAGCGCGTCAAAGACGGGCGCGAGTATGAAATTCAGGGGAAGGATTTGCAACACTTCCGCGTGGAGATCGACGATTCGGAGCCGAAGGCAAAAGACCTGTTTGCCAAGTTATACGGCGAACACCCAACGGTCTTGCGTGTGACATTCCCGTTCAACGAGATTGACCGCGTGTACGATGCCTGGCTGGAGGCTTATACCTCGAACCGCCTCATCGCCCGCTCAGACGGCGAGCACATCCTGTACTGGAAAGAGGGACGGGAGATTTACGTCAAGAACGGACTAGCCACCGCAAACCGCACGGCTAATATCTGGCGCAAGATTGGTGAAAAGCAAGTGGAGCCGCTCAACGTCCTCATGTCCGAGGGGCAGCCTGTCCCCTTCCTGGAAGGCATGGTTTTTCATCGCACGGAAAAGACCCTGGTAGAGGCAAATCCTACCGGGAGACTTCGCGTGGTGCTGCCTGAACTCAAACGCCTCGCCTATCTCGTGCTTATGACCACCAGCCTCAACGACATCATTGCCCTGGGCGGTCCAGAAAGCGGCGAGCTAGGGTCAATCAAAAAATTCTGCGACAACCTCAACCTTCCCCTGGCGGGAGTGCCTCTGCTTCTGCGGCGCAAGCCCAAGTCCGTCGCCTACACCGACGCAAGCGGAAAACAATCCCGTATGACCCGCTGGCTCATTCACATCGAAGCCGATCCAGAGTTTGTCGAAAAGGCGCTTGCCTCCTCTAAGGCTTTAGCGATGCCTGTCGTGGCGCTCCTGAACAATGGCGCCGAGGAAGTAAGCGGCGTAGACGAACCAGAGTTCGAGGAAGGTGAGATCGAGGCGGAGACGGAGGCGATCCCCGCCGAGGCCGAAGAACCAGCCATTGAGATGATCGACCCGCTTGATGGTAAGGCTGTGGGTTACGCCGCGAATATCTGGAATAGTCCCATTGCCAAGACTCGCAAAGACATCGAAAAGGCAATTGAGATGGGCAAGCTGAAGAACCCCATGCCGAAAGATGATTTCAAAAAGTTCGTGGCGCACCCCCAGGGGGAGCCGCAACCCGCTTAGGCTATATCGGGCTTTGGTCGCCCGTATAGTTTTCTCCTCTCTAGGCTGGGGCCTGATGCAGGGCCCCAGCCGAAGGAATAGACATGACACAACAACCCAAAACAGCAAAAGAAATCGAGAAGGCAATTATCGAAACAATCGTTCGCAAGCAAGAGGCGATCCGGGTCGTGATCCGCAAGGAAGTCGAAAAGGCAAGGGCGACGAGATGAGTGTGCGTATCATGTCCATAGTATTTGATTTCGATATGCCCGACCTGAAAACAGATACTGAAGCCAACGTTCCCGACAGCACAGCGAAATTTGTTTTATTAGCCCTCGCAGACCACTGCAACGATGAAGGCGAGGGAGCTTATCCCAGCATCGAAAAACTGTGCAAGAAAACAAGTATGTCAAAGGCGACGGTTTGTAATGCCGTGAACGCTTTGCGACACAACGGATTTACAAACTACGAAGGGTTTAGCAAACTGGGAACCAAGAACTATACGATTTCAGTGGCTAAACTCCTGAAAAGTCCAGAAGTTCAACCGCTGAAATCCAAGAATTCTAGCCACCGAAATCCTGGAAGTTCAGCGGCTGAAATGGAATCATCCATTAACCATCAATTAAACCGTGAGAGAGGGGCTCCCGCTCTCGATTTCAAAAACATGAATGTTTCTCAAGCAAGGAAACTCCCCACCTTGAAGTTGTACGCAGAAGCGACAGATTTTTTTCCCGGCTCGATCCTCTGGGAATATGTGCATCACACCATTCTGGAAAACAGGTTGACCTTTGAGAAGATCCACGCCGCGGCCGTAGAGTGGGGTGCGCGGGGATACAAGCCGGAGAACGTCAAAGGGGTTTTGGAGTGGGCGGTCAATGGCATTCCGCGAAATGGAAAGTCGTCACAGCCACTACCCGAGCCCCCGGCCAACGCCGTCGATCCATTCGCATCTCTCAAGGAATCATTAGCGCGACGCGAGGCAGGCAAATGAGCGAAACCTTAGTGAAATCCATCAGAGATGTAATGGCGGAAATGGCGACAGGGAAAGCCGCGCCGCAACTGGTCCGAGATTGGAAGTCTATGATCCCTGAGGGTTCCAAGTGGCGTCCAAACGACCCTGGCGACCCATTCTGCCAGAAATGCGACGGGAGCGGATATATCCGCCTGGACGGGCTGCCAGGCGGTCATCCCTACTTCGGCAAAATCCTATTCTGTGAATGCGCCGAGCCCAAAGTGAGAGCATGGGAAGCGCGCAAGATGGCAGATAGCGAGGCGGATGAGTTGCGGTCGATGCCGACGAGGTATAGATGATCACTTCCTCGACCTGCCCACACTGCCGACCTGCACTCGTCTACCTGAACAACAGCGCTCAGAAGGTGCTGGATGTGATCGACGTGGAATTGGACAGCGGACAGACGTTCAAGATTGTTTGCGTGAAAGAGAGGAACGATGAGACCACCCAGATACCCGCCCGGCGTCATCAGGTGCCAGCATTGCAAAAAGACGTTCAAAAGAACAGGCGATCCAAGGTGCCCGTATTGCAAGAAGCATCACGGTAATCAGCAGGCACGATAAACCCTCAGCCATTCCACGCGGCGCTGCGGCGCGTGGAATGAGACTAAAAAATTCAGCAGTGGAAACAAGGTGCAATCTGCGGCATTTTAGAAAGGAATTTTGATATGAACTGGTTTGACCAACACCGCCGCCACGAAAACCGTGCAGCCATCCGCGTCTTTCTGACGTGGCTGGTGATCGTTCTGGTTGTGGTGGTGGCGTTGCGGGGTTGGCCGTGGTAAAAACCTGCCCCTGATAGTGGAGTGTCAATCCGTCTATCAGAGACAGGCAAAAAGATTGTATCAAAAGGAGTGTCGTATGGAATGTTTCATCGGGTTCGTGTTGGTCGGCAGTGTAATTGCCGTCCGGCGTGTCTGGACAGTAGTAAAGCCTCGCCCCCATTGGAAGATCGAGGCAGAGGAATGGCTGCACCGAGAATACTTCGACAATTCAGACGCGGGGGAGAGAGCCGTGCATGACAAGATGGCAAAAGGCGTCTCCGCGTTCAACAACCCACAGGGGACATGGAAAGACTATGACGGACGCTTGCGAACGGATTGGTGAGGAGGTGAACTAAAACATATCCCCCTACCCCACAGGTGTAAATGTCCTGCCTCTGCTGGAAGATTGGAGTAAACCAGCATAACGCAGACAAGTCGTATTGTACTGGATAAATTTTCAAAAGATTGGAGTTCGATATGAACGAAAATAATAATGTTAGACAGTCGTTAGAGGGCTTTCGCGAAAAGCTCCAGACACGAATCAAAGAGCGTATTAGTCGTCCCTCTGTAACCGAAACTTTGCATGAGCAGAACAAAGTACAGGCAGAGAAGAGATCTCCCCTCTTCACTGAGTTCAAGACAGATAAAGCAACCTATGTGATCATGGGGATTAGCGCCGTCTTTACCGCTCTCCTCGGCTTGATTTTGGGGCTTGCCCCGGAGCGACAGATCGCTGCGGATGGTTCTACGTCAATCTTTTTCCATACAGATTTTCTGCATTGGATCATCGCGATTATTTACGCGGTTGCATTTGTGACCGTGACCGAGGCGGCTTTCCTGGTTGCTAAAAGCAAATTCCATACACGCGAGGAAGGCAACAATGCGCAGTCTGGAACAATGCTTGTCATGATGTTTTTAGCTGGTGTAAGCATCATTGGTACGGGCTATGCGGGCGGCGTGATCGGCGCGTCGGTTCTGGGCTTCTTGTCTGACTTTCGAGAAATCCCCCACAACGCGCAAGGCTGGGTCGTTACGGTGATTCCTATCCTATTGGCTATCTATGCTTTTCTACTGGCTGCCTACAAGCTCACGTCTGAAGAGGAAAAATCTAACCGTCTGACCGAGCAATTGAGACGCCAACAGCGACGCGAGCACAGACTTCAGAGAGAGTTGGCGGAGTTGGAAGTTGAAGAAATGATGATGCTTGCGGAAGATAAGGCATACATCGAAGCGGTAGAGCGCGGCGTGTTGTCGGCAGGTGAAGCTGCGGCAGCTCGTAGATCTGGAAAAACCCTGCGTCAGTTGGAGTCTGAGAAGGGCGTGGATTTGAATGGCGACGGGAAGATTGAAAAAATTCCCGAGGAAGTCAAAAAGTTGGACGGACCCTTCATCACCGAGGAGATGTACAACCGATCAGCGAACCCGAATATTGACTGGACCGAAGTGAATAAAAGGCTTGAAGATGTCAAACAAGACTTGCTCCAAGCTAGCGAAGCGCTGAAACGGACGAACGGCCAAAACCCTCATTAGCCGTCCCGCCCGAGGAAGTGGCGGAGGCGGCTAAACCCTTACCAGAAACTGTTGGCAATGCTTCGGCGTTGCCAACAGAGCCACTGCCAACAGTTTCAGAGCATGTGTTGGCAATTGCCAACAGTCTGAAACTCACGGATATTCGAGAGGTCGAAACTATTGGCAGTCAAACCACCCTAGATCGCAGAGAGTGGCGCATCATTGCCAACACTGGCGAACTGCGCGGAATCTGTTGGCGACAAAGAAACAAGAACAGAAAGGCAACAAGATATGTTGGCAAACGAAACAACCCAGAAGAATTTGAAATCTACCTCGCCGCGTATGAAAGATGGCGAAGAGCCAACAGAAGTCTTGTTGGCATTGGTATCGTCTCCACTGTTGGCACTCAAGGATCGGGGAGTGGCAAAGGTTCTGACGGCTAAAGGTCAGAACGGACAAACAGTAGTGTTGGCAGTTTTTGATAACGTTGAATGGGATGCGACTGTTGGCATCAGCCCTGCAAAAGAATTGCCAACACTGCCAACAGAGGCAGAGGCGTCGAATGTCGGCGAAAAGTAGACTTGCTTCGCTTTTCTTCCTAGTGTTGGCAATGTTGGCTTGTTCGATTCAAGTGCCAACAGTTGCGACCAAAGCGCCATTGCCAACAGTTACGGCAACCGCAACAAAACTTCCAACAGTTTCTGTTCAGGCCTGGACTGCCGAAGTTGAATTGCCAACAGTCAACGTCAGACAGGATCCGAACGGAAAAGTTGTTGGCGCTCTGACGGCAGGTGATAGAGTCTCTATTCTCAAATGTGTTGGTAATTGGTGTCAGATCAAAAATCCTTCCGGGTATGTGTGGAGGGGTTGCCTTTCAGACAACCCAGAAGGTTTAGGTTGTCAGGCAAAGTGATTCATCCCAACGTCCCGACCCGTCTTCTCCAGGCGATCCAGCGCGCAGGCTCTATGCGCCGCTTTGCCGCCAAGCAGGAGATCAACATCTCATTCGTCTCCAAGCTGCTAAGCAAAGGCGAGGAGCCGACGGACGAAACAGCAGAGGGGCGGCGGGTACGGGCGGCGCTGTTCCTGCCTCGCAGGAAGCCGAAGGACGGAAAGCCGCGGCGGAAGCTGTTGCCGGGTGAGTGGCACATGCGACGGAGAATCGGCAAGATGGCGAAGGACACAGAGAAAAACGTATTGGTGATACATGGCAAAGCAAAATAACAAACCACCCAAACACTTTCTTCAGCGCACGACCTGGGAGCCGGGCAAGTGCACTCTCTACCGCGGCAAGTGTGGTTATGAGAGTACGAATGCCAAGGAGTTCACGATCCGCGGCAAGGTGACGTGTGGGGCGTGCCTGGTGCGGAGGATGAAATAACATGGCATCTGTGTTTATGCAAACCTTGCGTGAGAAGATTCGCGTCAGGCATCTTTCATATAAAACTGAGAAGGCTTATGCGGATTGGACTGTCAGGTTTATCCGCTTCCATCAAATGCAGCATCCGAAGGAGATGGATAAAGTGCATGTCGAAAAATTCCTGACCAGCCTTGCTCTTTCGGGTGTAAGTGCGTCTACACAGAATCAAGCACTCGCCGCACTGAAGTTTATGTTTCGAGAGATGGTTGGCAAGGAGTTTGATAATATCCAGGCAATGACCGCCAAGCGCGATATCCACATTCCAACCGTGTTATCTGTTGACGAAGTGCGAGCGGTGATGTATAGATTGCGCGGCGTTTACCACATCATTGGACAGTTGCTTTACGGTGGGGGATTGCGCCTGATGGAGTGTATGAGATTGCGTGTGAAAGACATCGACTTCGAGAATAGGACGATCACGCTGAGAAACACCAAGTCAAACCGTGACCGTGTGACAGTTTTGCCACAGGCGATGATCGAGCCACTCAAGCTCCATTTGGCAAAGGTCAAAGCGCAGCATGATCAAGACCTGGCTCACGGATTTGGCAGCGTGGAGATGCCGGGGCTGCTTGCGAAGAAATATCCAGGCGCCGAGTATGAATGGGGTTGGCAGTATGTCTTTCCGGCGAGTAAATTATCCAGAGATCCGCGCAGTGGAATTGTTCGCCGTCATCATTTGTTTGAAACGTCTGTGCAAAAGGCGGTGAAGCATGCCGCAAGGGAGGCAGGTATCTCAAAGCCTGTTGGACCGCACACGTTCCGCCACTCGTTTGCAACCCACTTGTTGCAGAAAGGATATGACATCAGAAAAATTCAAGAGTTACTTGGACACCGAGATTTGAAAACCACGATGATCTATACCCACGTGGCAACTGTTGGGGCAGGGATCGTTTCCCCTGCCGATTTTCTACAATTAGATACCCAACGGGTTTCTAAATGAAGTTAGCCGCCACCTTGCATATCTATAGAATTAGTACCAATGTCCTATTTGTAAATCTATAGATTGTGAATATAATAAATCTATAGATTACAAAAGGAGATAAAAATGAACACAAAAAATCTAACCGCATATGTCAAGCCTCAAATGTGGCAACGCCGACCAGATGGTAAGTTGTATCCCGATCAAACCAAGCATCTCTCTGGTGAGGTGGCTCTCCCTGGTCAGACGAGCCGTACCCATCCGTCCGAGTTGCTCCACATTGAATGCGATGCAACGATAGACGAGAATGGCAAAGTTACTTATTCGTCTGCTGTTTTACTCACAGACGATTTTGATTTCGTTGGCGAGTTTGAAGGCAGGATTGAAACCAGTGCCTAAGTCCATCTACTTCTCAGATCAGGCTTATGAGCAAATCGTCGCCGCTGCCCGCGCTTGTGGCTTCCGAGTCCAGCGCGGGCGCGGCTCGCAGCTTGCTCAATTTGTTGTGATGGCGGCTAACAAATCACTCCACACGGACGGCGGGTATGCTCCGGCAAATCAGCCTGATCCAAGCAATAAACCTGCATCCGTCAAAAAGGCTCGTTCTCCCAGCCGCCGGTGAGTTCAGCCGTTCGACGACGCTGCGCTCACCCCTTCGGGGTGGCTTGGTCGTCGAACGGGGCGCGGGATACATTCGTAGCTCGACGCGCTAAGGAGTGAACTGTAGCCAATGGAGAAACTTGTCAGCAAGAAGGGTTCGCAAATAGTGTACGTTACAAAAGGAAATGGCAACGTCGTGATTCGGGCTTTTGACAAAAAGAAGCACACAGCAAATACGGTTTCAATCTTCGATGAGTTGCTGCCAGGCTTGATTGCTCAATTAAGTGCGATTGCTATCACGCGTCGTCGAACTACGAATGAAGCGGAAGGGGCAGTGGCGGAAGATGCTCCTATCGCTCTCAGTACCGAAGATTAAGAAACTATGCACGGGATGAGATGGGCAAGCCCTCCGCCACGCGCCCTCCGCTTATCCCGCGCCCCGTTAGCAGGCTGAACAATGAACCTTTATCACGGTGACTGTCTCGAAATAATGCCCGCATTGCCGCCCGCCAGCGTAGATGCAATTATCACCGATTTACCCTATGGCACTACGGCGTGTGAGTGGGATTCAATTATTCCGCTCGATGAAATGTGGAAGCAGGTAAAAAGAGTTTTGAAATCGAATGGCGTTTTTGTTACCACTTCGAGAGAACCATTCACAAGTGTTCTTATTTGCTCTAATCTGGAATGGTTCAAATATGATTGGTCTTGGCTAAAGTCACTATCGGCAGGGTTTATGCACTCAAAAAATATGCCTTTGCCAAGTCACGAAAATATACCTGTTTTCAGTCCTGCTCAAATTGGTCACGCTTCTTTACTTGGCGAAAAAAGAATGAAGTATAACCCTCAGGGTGTTATTCCTTCTAGGCGTAGAAAAACTATGCCAAACAAAAACGGTGACAGCGATCACAAGTTATATCGTGAATCCGTGAAGCCGATTACACCGCATGGTGAAAATTACCCTAAGTCGTGGATTGATCTTTCAAACGCAAGTAACTTAGAGCGCAGATTACACCCAACACAGAAACCAGTTTCGTTATATGAGTATCTTATTCTTACATATACCGACCCAGGCGAAACAGTTTTAGATATTTGTATGGGTTCTGGATCGTCAATTGTTGCATCCATCCAAACGGGTCGTAACGCCATAGGGATTGAAAAAGAAAAAAAGTATTATGAAATCGCAGTAAAGCGGGCGGGCAATGCTCATCCACCTTTATTCACAGAAACCGCCACGCCTGCTAACACAGCGTCAACACGGACAGCGGGTACTGTCCCGCCAAAATTACCTTTATTTCCACCCGAAGATTTACCCGCTTCGGAAGGTGATCGGTAGCCCACCCGCTGCCGGTTACGCTCGCCGTTAGATGCTCTTTGCTCGTAAGGTGAATGTGAAAATATTACTCTTGCAACTCGACGGGAAAATCCCAAACATCGCACTCATGCGAATTTCGGCTCATCATAAATCGAAAGGTGACGAAGTCGAGTTACGCCGCGCGGGTAACTTGCAGGCGGTAGAGCGTCAGTTTGGTGATAATCACGATCTGGTTTATGCGTCTCTGATCTTCGAGCGAACGAAACCAGTAGCCGAGCGTGTCCAAGAAATCCATCCTAATGCGATCATCGGCGGTACTGGTTGGAATTTAGAAACCACCTTAGAGCAGTATGGCATAGAAACGAAAGTGCAAGATTATTCGATATATCCCCGCTGGCAACAGAGTATAGGTTTCACTCAGCGCGGTTGTCGCTTGAAATGTCCATTTTGCGTTGTGCCACGTAAAGAAGGCGGCATAGTTGAGGAGCAATCAATCTACGATCTATGGCGCGGTGATCCATATCCGCGAGAGTTGATCCTGCTAGATAACGACTTCTTTGGTCAGCCTAATTGGCAGAAACGAATTGAAGAAATCAAAGAAGGTAATTTCAAGGTGTCATTCAATCAGGGTATCAACGCTCGTTTTCTCGCAGATGAGACAGCCGCAGCAATCGCAAGCATAGATTATCGTGACGACCAGATGAAAACGAAGCGCATATATACCGCCTGGGACAATCGCAAAGATGAAAAGCGTCTTATGAATGGCTTAGAGTTACTCAAAAAACATGGAGTGAAACCAGATCACATCATGGTTTATATGCTTATCGGTTACTGGCAAGGTGAAACCGCCGCAGATCGTGAATATCGCCGCGCTCAATTACGTGCATTTGGAGCGCGCCCATATCCTATGCCATTCGTAAGAACCCCTGAAATGCTAGGTTTTCAAAGGTGGGTGATCGGTGCATACGATAAAAGAATATCCTGGTCAGATTGGGTCAAGGCAAAATATCAGCCGTCGAATTTAGGAAACGCATCTAACACAGCGTCGAGCCGACTATTTGAAGGCTGGGAAAATTTGCCCGTCGTGTCAAACTCAATCAATGTTGAGTCGCCTGAGTAGGGCGGCTCACGCAAACCGTTAGATGCTTCTGAAAGGATAGGCATGAGAAAAATTTGTGTCATTTGCAAAGAACACATCGAAGAAGAAGATGGGTGGATTGAGAAGCACTTAGGTATCAGCGGCGCATCTGTCCTTTATCATGAATCGTGTTTCTTGTCACCCCATAGAGCGCACCTAACACAAGATGCAGCCGACTTCCGCAAGGCTCGCGGCGTTATTCCGTGGAAAGAAGGTGATGAGCTACCAGAAGATGCAGTCCGCCGATTGAGAGGCGGCTAAACCCCAACCCGTTATGTGCCTCTTTGCAGGCAAAGGAGAATCAAATGCAGGAATACAAACATGAAGAGTTGGTGTCCACAAAACAGGGCAAGTCTATGCAAGAGCTTATCAGTGAGCTTCAGCCAGACAGCACCCATGCCGTTATTGGTGTGCTCCCTAGCCGTGGCGAATTAGTGAAGATCAATGGTCTTGTCTTTGTGGTGCTCAGTAAAAGCGACAAGGCAGGCACATTGCATCTTGAAATCGTAAAACCTAAGCCCAGGATGGAATGATGCCTAGGCTGTGCAAATTTATGGACGGTGGGTAGTACCCCTTGCGGCTTACGCCCACCGTTGGGCTTCTAAGCAAAGGTGAATGATGATAGAGAAAACAATCCTTGACGTGTGCTGTGGCTCTCGAATGTTCTGGTTCGATAGGAACGACGACCGCGTTGTCTTTTGCGATAAGCGGGCCGAGCGGCACACGCTGAACGATAAGACCGCCAAAGGTGGACAGCGTGATTTGGTTATTGCTCCGAATGTAATTTCTGATTTTACAGCCTTGCCTTTCCCGTCAAACTATTTTCATTTGGTTGTGTTTGACCCGCCACACTATAAAAGTATCGGCAATAAATCATGGCTTCGGGCAAAGTATGGCCGCCTTGATGGTGAATGGCGTTTTATGTTGCGTGATGGCTTCGCAGAATGTTTCCGTGTTCTTGGTGAAGGCGGCACGCTCATTTTCAAATGGGCATCAGTTGAGTTTCCACTTTCCGAAATTCTGCAACTCACGCCAGCGCGTCCCTTATTCGGCCACAATAGCGGCAAACATAGCCTCACTCACTGGGTATCTTTTACGAAGCCTAACACAGCGTCAACTCGGACAGCGGGTACGGTCCCGCTGAATCTGCCTTTATTTTCACCTGAAGTTTTATCCGCTCCAGAAGGTGATCGGTAGCCCTCCCGCTGCCGGTTACGCAAACCGTTAGACTCCTCGACAACGAAACTGCAACGATGAGCGTAACTTTTTCGTATACTAAATTCATTGACCTCCGCGCGCGGCGCGCGTAAAATGCAAACTCTTAGAACAAAGGTTCACAATGGAGTAAGCAATGAGTTGGCTGACCGACGATGAGCAGAGAGAACTACTGGACGGAACGTCCGAGCACCTACAGCGCATCCCGAAGGATATTGTCCAGCAAGTGAGAGACATGATCGACCAAAAAGTTTCCACTGGCAAAATTGCTGCAAAGGTGATGGCTAGGGTTCATGAGGAGCTGGCACACAAACATGCCTGGTATGACAACAAGATCGACGAGCACGATCACATCATCACTGGACTCGCGAAGTCGTTTTCCCATGTCACAGGTTTTCTGAGTAAAGTTACTGGCAAAAAGTAGTATAATTCGTTTGTACATACCCGCCTGAAATGAATCGCTGATTCGTTCTGGCAAGAAGCCTTTCGCTGAAACGGCTTGCAAGTATCTCACTCGGTGAGGTGCTATTGCAAGTCGTTTTTTTGTTTCATCAAAAAGGAGTCGTATGAAAAAGTTTCTCCCCCTTCTGGCAGCGTTGATTATTTTTCTTCTCTCCGCGTGCGCTGCGGCAAATAGCGCCGCGCAAACGTCCCAGGCGGTCCAAGTGCCGGACGCGCTAAAGGCAGCGATCAATGGTCTGGTTCTCTTTGGCGTGATGTTTGGTCTGCAATTCGTTTTCGACAAAATCGGCTTGGACCTGCGCGGTCTGGGGATTGGTCTGGCGGTTGCGGTATCTGAATTTGCCATCTTGCAACTGCAAGGGCTAATTGATGTGATCCCGGCGCAATATGACATCTATGTAACCATCTTCCTGAACGTCGCCCTGGCCGTTTTGACTTCTCTTGGCTTTGTGCGTGTGACTTTGCAGAAAGAACGCGCCAAACAGTTGCTCTAATCCTTAGCGGGGTGGTGGGTCTCAGCCCGGAAGGTGATGAGACCCACCAAAACCTGATGCTCAACCGAAAAGATTTAGAAGATCTAATCAAGACCGACATGGACGAGGGGGCAAAGCGTGCTTTCCTCAGCATGACGAGAGAAGAGCAATTGCTGGCTATCCTTGGGATGCAGTCCTATATTCGCGCGAAAGTATCCACCATTGAAAAAAGGCAAATCGACTTTGAGGACGAGCTGCGGATCTACAGGATCGAGAGAGAGAGCAAAGAGAGAAAACAGCGCGACGACGTACTCTCTACGACGCAAAAAGTGATCCGGGAAATTACCAAAGCTATGGATGCTCGGTTTAATTGGGGCGTGTATTTCCGGGATAAGGTGTTACCGCAGGTGATCATCGTCATTGTGTTAGGAATGCTGTATCTGGTGTTCGGCAGGGGCATGCCGTGAGAATCGACACAACCCTTATCACTGTTGGCAAGCGAGTATACATTTTCGATGAGGCCGACATCCAGCGAGCACTCCTGGCAGATATACGAATCAAGAAAGAGGCTGGCAAACGTATTGATTTTTCCTGGCAGGGTCACTACGGGGAACAACTCACCGCGACGATCACGATCACAGACGAGGAAGAACAGACGTGATCATCAAAGCTCCCGCCTGCTACGATGTCTCCCACTGGAAAGAAATTCCAGACTTTCAGGCGGTAAATCCGCGGCCTGCCCTCTTCATCACCAAGGCAACCGAGGGATATCCTGGCAGTGGCCACAACCACACCGACGATAAGTTCTTCCGTTTCATGGAAGGCTTTCAGTCCATTGGCTGTATGCGCGGCGCATACCATTTCTTCAGGCGGCATGTGGATGCAAAGCGTCAGGCGGAGCACTTCCTCTCCGTGATCTCTAAACTGGACATCCTGCCCACCGACCTCCTGATCCTGGACGTGGAAGAAGGAGGGGAGACCGCCGCGCAGTTGTGGATCTGGTTCGAGACGGTCCGAAGAGCCTGCCCCGCCAATCCGCTGATTCTATACGGCAGAAAAAACCTTCTCGACCCCATCCCCATGACCGAGGGGGAAAAGGCATACTTCAGGAAGATTCCGACCTGGCTTGCGGGCTATCCATATTTTCCCGACATGTTTTCTTCCATCCCCAAAGGATACACCCCAGACCAATCCAAATACGGCGAGCCGTGGCTGTGGCAATACAGCGCGCACGGCAAGGTGGAAGGGATTGTGGGGGACGTAGACCTCAACTGGATTCATCCCACGCTTTTGGCAATCCTGGCCACGAACACCATAGGAGAGATTATGACAATCAACGCAGTAGGCAAGTGTGCAGATTCATCGAATAAAGTCTGGTCCGCGATTGGAGGACGGCAGATCGGCGCGTTCCGTTTGGAGGAGGTTGTGCGGATCGATCAGGAGCAGACGGTTTCAGGTGTGAAATACATCCACGCGACCAACGGCGCGCTGACAGGCTGGAGCAAGGCCCAGTGGTTTAGTTACGCGCCGGCTCCGGCTCCCGCACCTCAGCCAGAGCCAGAACCCGTAGAAGAGTACGTCCTGCACGTCAAGGATGGAGTCGCCAGGAAGTTCATCCCCGAATGAGCGAATACTTTTTGATCGGTGGTAAGAAGTTTGTCCCCGTGCTCCCGCGCGTCGCCTGGGATGATCAAACACCCGAGTGGAACTACAAATCCCGTACCGAGTTCGAGGGATTCCACGGCCCCTCGAACCCGCCCGCCGTGTACAGGTTTGCTCCACAAATCCTACCCGCCGGGCAAACGATCGGGGACTACCGCGTCAACCTGGACGGCTGGAGGGACGCCATCGTCGCGGTCAATGGGGGAGATGTGCATAAGTGGGAATACCTGGTAGACCCCATGCGCGCCACATACAACCAGGCCGGCTGGCCGATGCAGGCGTATTTGTTATTCAGCGGCAATATTCTACAGGGTGAACGAGTGGGGGATTGGTTCCGCTTCGAGACGCTCAAACCCTCCGACCTGTCCAAAGTTTCGGGCATGACCATTCACTCCCACCCGCATTTCGTCCACCGCTTTACGTGTGTGACCTGGGACTCCCGGACGCAGACAACAAAGCACATCGTGAGCACCGGCACCGCGCGCGGCGATGTATTTCAGTTTGTCGTGTCTAAGGAGGGGATTGGGTATATCCCTGCAAGGAATGTGATTGTATAAATTACACGGCCTAAGCTGCTGCTTGAGTCGCTAGGAGCTTAGGCCGTGTTCGAGGGGGAGCAAATAAATTGTACGACTAATCACCTGACAATGGGATATAGTCTGAGATTGTCGCTTCCAGATCCAACTCTAAATTCAAATACCTCTGTGTCGTCGCGATATCCGCATGACCCAAAAGGACGCTGATCTGGGTGATGGACACGCCCGCGTTGAGTCCAAGCATTGCGTAAGTTCTCCGTAGGTCGTGGCTGTCCAGCCCAGAGATTCCAATACGAGCGCCATATTGTCGGACGATGTTGTGGATGCCGATTTCAGACAAACTGCCGTTGATCACGCCGGCCTTGTTGATCGCCCGCGCGACGTATCCATCACCGACCAACCCGCGCCACTCTCTCAGGTAATTTGCGAGCTTGGCGGATATGGGAATGGTTCGGCGCTTGTTTCCCTTGCCTGTGATGGCTAACACATCACGCAAGCCATTCTTTGCAGGCTGCTGCTTGAGTGAGTCGAAGGTCAAATTGACAAGCTCTTCCCGCCTCAGCCCTGCGCCGAGGAGCACGCTTAGGACGATGTAATCTCTCATGCCGCGGGGAGTGGAAAAATCGGGGAGCGCGGTAATCTGCTCTACCTGTTCTCGGGAGAGCCAGACGTGCGTCTTTTTCCCCTCCGCTGCGTGGATCTGGATCGTCTCATCCATTGCCTCGATGCGGGAAATCAGGGCCTGGATTGCGTTTATATTATCAGGGGTGGCGTGCGCCTTGATACGGGTGAGCTCTCCCTCGACCATGATCTTGAGCGCGGCCTTAAGGAAGCCGCGGGCAGAAGGGGAGAGGGTATCGGAATACGCGCGCAGGCAGGGATAGTCGAAAGGGTCGATGCCGGCCAGGAGCATGTTATCTATGGCGCGCTGGTACTTGAGCTTTGTACTTGGTTGGAGATCCGCGCGGGCAATAGCGGAATAGTCGAAGGTGTGGAGAACGAGGGAGTTCATGATTGCTTTGCCTTCAAATACGATTGGATGGCTTCGTCGATGATCCGTCCGCGCTGGCTGGATTCTGTGTAGGGTTTGAGTAGCTCGATTGTTTCGGGTGCTAGAGACACGCTGATTGGAATACGCTTCTGTTCGGGTGGCTTGACGTTGTGCGCGCCGCCTCTCGGCTTGGATTGGCTCTTGTTTGGCATGTTATAATCCTTCTGGCTCATCCATTGCGGGGTGAACCCGCCGCCCGTTCGTCACTGTCCGGGCGGCGTTATTATTGGTGGGGTTATGCGTATGAGGAATAATATTCGGGCTTGCCGTCCCACTCATAAAGATGTCCATGAATGGGGGAGTTGATCCAGTGGTGGCCGTTCTCGTTGACCTGAATAACAGCCGTCTTTTCTCCACCGATGAATTTATTACGAATAGGTGTGCAGTTACCACACATATAACCCGTTTCGGTGCGATTTTGTGCAACCTCGCGGATTTTTAGTGTCAAGCCTTTGACTTCAACGATTTGGTAGAACTCTTTGTTGGTCTGATCGTAGCCCCATGATGAGTTTAGGAAATCGCCAACTTTGTAGGGATTGACGAATGCGGCGCGGGCTTGTCGTTTGGCTTCTGTCTTGGCATTGCGCCGCGTGGCTTTGTTTTCCATTTGATTGACGAAGCGATCCATACCATCGCGAACTGCTTGCTGGTCGCCACGTGCCCAAGCTGTGCCTATAGAAGAGCGCCGCCAAACTTTTTGCTGAGGGGATTTTGTGGTGAGGTAGAAGCAGAATTTTCCACGAAATACAGAGACGTGATATTTATATAGTTCTGTTTCGCTGATGTCATTCTCTTGCATGTTATCTAGGTCGAGGCTGGCAAGCCAAGCGCGGGCCTTGTCTGCTTCGGTCTTAGGAGTAACAATGACGGGGGCGGGCTGGCTTGTTGTTAGTTCTAGTTCTTCGTCTTGGAGTAAAAATCTTGAGATCATGGCTGCATCCTTTCGTATGATTGCGGGGTGAATTTGTTCTTACACTTCCTATTATATTGAAAACAATATGGATGTCAATAGGTACAAACCTACGATTACCCTACGATCTGGAAAGACATCAATGATTTTTGTTGTTATTGTCGTTTATGCAAGGATGTGATAATATTCAGCCAATGGATCGGGCCGACGCGCCCGACGTATACAATCTATCAAGCGACTCACAATTGTTGTGGGTCGCTTTTTTGTTTCAGGAGAGTGATATGTCAAATATCTTCTTTATCCTTGCGGCGATCTGTTTTGGCTTGGGAGCTGCAAAGGTTGGCGGACGAGTGGAATGGACGAATGCGGGATTCTGCTGCTTGACGATTGCGCTTTGGTTGGTGTAGATGGCAAAGATAGTGGATACATACAAGAACGACCAAGGGGAAATCATCAACGTCTATGAGAGCGGCGCACAGTACAACGTTACCAAGGGTCGCTTGGTTGGTGCTCCGCCGCAGGCACAGTTTACAAAAGAGACATCATTGGTAGCAGTCGAGAGACGATTAGAACTAAAGCGCGAAGCTGTAGCCAGGGGTGCAGCTAAGGTACTGGAGGGTACAGGTGATTGGGAAGAGCCGATCACTGACATGGATGTGGTCGAGGCAGTCAGTGAAGCCGTAATGCTCAAGGCGTTGAACCCGAAAGACCCCAAACAGGTAGACGCCGCAAGATACCTAGAGAATGGGATGGGACTATCTGAAAACCAAACGTCCTCAAGCGCAAGCCCCAGCAATTCCGCTGCCGCTGCATTCGGCACCGAGCTTGCCGCGCACTTCGCCAAGATCGTAACCGATGTTCTGCAAGCCAAGCAGTCCGGCCCGATCATCGACGGCGAAACATTGGATTAGTTACGGAAAGGCGCATATCCGTAAGTAATGTTATACGCAAACATTCGCATAGGTTCACACTCGCAGACCATGATCCGACACGCAGCGCCGCACGCCACAGCACCAGCCGAGCCACACATCCTAAACACATTGGCTGGTGTGGTGGCGGGGTATGTTGGTTGGCTGTTGGTTGTTGGTTTGTTGCTGGGTACTCACACAAAAATTTTTATTTTGTAGGAATTTGACTTGACCAATCTTCTCGCCAACATTCTTTCTGTGCTACTCACGGCTGCACTCTACCCATATTACTTCCTGTTCGGGCGGCCTCATGAGCGAGAGGCGTACTGGCGCGCCAACTGTGAGCGATATTTGCAGACAGAATACGGCGCAATGATCGAAGAGGCGAAGCGGCAACAGTGGATTAGTAACCTGGAAAGCAGCCTAACAAAATGACTCTCCCCTTCGACCCGTCCTTCCTTGCCGAAATCCAGAAGATGACCCCTGAACAGTACGGGGAGTTCATTATCCGTCTCGCGCAGGAAATCCCGACCGACGTCCTGATCGAGCAGCGTAAGGCGGCGCTTCGCATCATCGCGGCAGACACAGACGGCTACGAGAACTTCCTTGCCTACTATGAACTGATTCACGGCACGCCGCTGGTGGAGCATGACCTGGATCCTGTTCGCAAAGCATTCGAGGCGCACGCAAGAGGAGAGATATTCGAGTGGTTGGGTTTTCGTGGTTGTAGGAAAACAACAACCATTGATATTACCCTCGGTTCTTTCCTGCACGGCCATCACCCCGAAGGCACAGGGATCGTCACAGGCGCAAACGACCCCAACAGTAAACTCATTGCCAAGTCCATTGCCCAGATCATCGAGAGCCATCCAGAGTTTCGGGCGGTATTTCCCCATATCCTGATCGACAAGGAGCGCGGCTGGGGCGCGGAAGGGTACTGGATACGAGACGGCAGGATGTCACGCGAAACCTGGACCGCGCAGCAGGCAAAGGTCAACGACCCGTCGTTTGTCGGCGGTGGGTATAAGTCCTCGGAGATCAACGGCAAGCACCCGACGCTGTACCTGTTCGTGGACGATCTGCACGATATCGACTCTTCCTCTAGTGTGACCGAGCGGGAAAATATCAAGACGGTGTTTTTGACCCAAATCCTCCCAACATTGGTGAGCGAGGGCGGGAAGCTCCTGGCCTGGGTGAATATCACAGGGGTTCCTTTTGCGAAGGACGATACCTACCACGTCCTGAAAGACAGCGGCGGCGTGGTGTTTGTGAGCCTGCCAGTCATGAAGCGCGTGGCAGAGGGAACCATCGGAGCAGTCTATATCGACGGGGTAAATCCTAAAACAGGCGCGGTGTACGAGGACATAAAAGGCTGGTGGGTTCTGACTTGGCCGGAGAACTTCAACAAAGATGTAATCATCTCTTGGCGCAGCAAGGGTAAGTCCTCATTTTGGCAGATGTTCATGCTGGATATTGAAATCGCCAAAACAGCCGGACTCACCTATTATCTATACCCGCACGACCAGATTTCTTACATGTGGCCCACGTATGGCGGAGCAGACCCTACGAACGTTGAACCCGACAAAGAGGTGGGAGGAGAAAAACGCTCCAGTTTTGCTTTGTGTTACCTCGCCACTCCTCCGACAGGTGGCGCGGTGGTCGTGGATGGATTTTTGAAACCATGCGGCATTCTGGAGGCGAAAGAAACGATCTTGCGAGCACAGAGCATGTTTTCTAACTGGCGCACAACTGCTGTTGAGAATGTGGGTGGTGGAGCAGTTTTTTTGCAATATTTGCGGCAAGATGCCCGCGTGAAGTGTCAGGCAAGCAACTTGGCTAATCCTACCCAGAAACGCATCGCAGACAAAAAGACGCGTTTTCTCCTAGAGACTCACCCACACATGGATAATGCCATGCTACGAATAAGCGATTTGGAAACGCCGTTCAACATGGCGCTACGGAAGCTATGCGACAACTTTTTTGACATTGATGTGAAAGACGAAGCAGTGGATGCAGGCGATAGCTTGTATCATGCAATGAAATCAATTTCGCATTTGTTTAGAATATCCGAAGCGGATAATCTAAGCCCGCAGGCATTGAACTCACGGGGCGGGTTGTATCATCCACTTGCGGGAGGAATACCACATGGCAGATGAACTAAAAACAAGCGAAGAAGTCCTGCGGATCGGCGACGTGGCTGGGCTTGTGACCCAGATGCTCGCAGACGACAAGCCCAAAATGGAACTATTCACTCGTATCGACGCGGCGGTGGCGTGTGTGTTCGAGCCAGATGCGAATATCAAGGCTTTGCCCTGGGTGCAGAACAGGCACTATGGTATGCCAGATATTGCGGATGCGAGGAATACAGGGGTTAGGACATTTGCAACCCTCATGCCACAGATCGAGATCGCACCCCTCAACGACGAAGCACAGGAGTATGAGCGCACGGATATGGCCGAGCAAGCCTGGATGTGGGAATTTGAGAGGATGAACAGAGTGGGCAAGAAGTCCATCCATGAGCAGATCATGGAGGATGCCATGAGCTATCACGCGGTGGCGCTTCAGACGAAGTATCTGCCGTATGCCCTAAAAAGACAGGAGAAGTCGCCGAAGGTAAAGGCGATGCTGCGCTCCCGCTGCTTTGATTGGATCCGTCACCACCCCGCGACGGTTCACCCGCGCTATTCGGACTACGGGTTGGAAGCGGTGGCGAAAGTGCATCCGTATTCGCTGCAAACCCTGATCGACAATTTTGGCGTGGGAAATCCAGGGGTTGCGAAGCTCATGGAAAAGCACAGGAACGCGAAGAAGGATGAGCTTCTCAGGACGAAGTATATCCTTGTGGATTATATGGATTGGAAGAACAGGGTACAGTTTGCCCTGCCCTCTCCCACCGAAAACATCCCGTCTGTGCTGGGTGAGAGTGATATTGTCTTTATGAACGAGGCGCACGGCCTGCCGTTCATCCCCTGGGTGATCGTGGACAAGGGCGACCCGATCTGGAAAACGGTCATCCAGAGCGGCATGTGGGATAACATGCAGTACCTCAACCTCATCCGCTTTGCAAAGGCGATCGAGCAGGGTACGAGGTCGAATATCGTGGTGCAGACACCGGACGGCACGCTGAAGAGTGTTTGGATCGACCCCGCCAACCCCTCCAACCCCATTGTGACGCCCTTGGATGGAACGGTGGTACGGGAGCTTTCCGCGGCGCCAATCGATCCGCAACTGGAAAACATCTTCAACGGCATGAAAACCGACGCAGCCTCCTCCACTGTCTCGCACGTCCTGCGCGACCTTTCCCGTTTTGGGGATACACCGTTTTCATCGGTTAACCAGATGGTGAATTTGGCTTTGGGGCAATTGGCGCGGGCCAAGAACGCGGCGGAGGATGCAGAATCCATTGCCATTTACCAGGGCTTTGAGTGGATTTCCCACTCTGGCATTCCCTTCAATGCGTACAGGCCGAAGGACAAGGATAGCAAGGTGGAGGGCAAGACGAATGGACGAGGCGGGCAGATTTACATCTCGCCCAAAGAGGCGCCGGATGAGGAAGAAATCTCGAGGATGAGCGAGAAAGAGATCGCGATGCTTGAGCGCACCGTCTATTACGACCTCGAATCTCTCTATATCCGCGTCCATCTGCAATCCAACAACGCCACAGATGAACAGAGTAGGCAGAATGTGGTGATCAACGCCATCGACAAGATGAAGATGAGCGTAAAAGAGGCGTGGGAGAAGATGGGCTGGGGAGATAAGTATGAGATTAGCCAGACCCAACGGCGCGAGGAGATGTTCGAGGACATTGAAATGCAGAATGAGGCCATGCGCGCCAATATGGAAGTGCGAGAACAGATCCGCCAGGAACTGATGCAGGAGATCCAACAGCAGCAGGCAGAGGCGCAGAAACAGGCTCTTGAGCAGCAAAAGAGCCAACAGGCGCAATTGAACGAGCTAGGCGGCGGAAGCCAGCCGACCACGCAAGGGTTGGATATGAGGGCAGGCGGCAATCCGCAGGCGCTTGCCGCGCCGCAGAATACACGTGAGCAGGTGAGCGGATTTTCACGCAGTGGAGAACAGATACAGAGGTAGTTATGAGACGCCGTGATCTTCTCGTTGCCAAACTAAAAGCCAAACAAAAAGTACGCGAGGCGCTCATTGCTCACAAGATGAAGTTTGCGCCTCCCCAACCACAGGAGAACCAAGATGGCAAATCGCAAAATTGGGGGAGCACCCCCCAGACGACCCCGCCCGATCAACCCGCGGGATACGGCAGCCTCGACGGGGCTGGCGGTCAACCTATTTAGGAAAATTCAAGTGAGAAAATTCTCTAAAATAGGTTTGAGCAGCCAAGTCGTATGCTTTGGCGGCTTCGTCGGGATTAGAAAAATAGCCAAGGAAAACCAGTTTTCCATCAACTCTTATGCTGGCTCTGTATTTCCTTCGCTCTTTGTTCCAGGATACGCCTTTGAATCCAGTAGTGTTATTGCTCTGCTTGCCGCGGTTGCTTTGATTCTGTCCTTGTGTGCATTTCCTCAGGTTGTGTCTTTGATTGTCCAGGCCGTCGAAATTCTTGTGGTCTATCTTTATTTTTGGATCAGTGACGCCCATAATTATGCGATGCATAGTCACGTGTTTGCCATTTTCCCTGCGCCTTGCGTACCATCTCTTTTTATCATTGCTTTCATGCGCACCCCATTTCCACTGGTTCAGCCATTCATAATCAGAATCGTCAACCAATGCGGCCTTTCCTCGTGTAAGCTGTATTTCTTTCATTGTTTCCTCAAACAAAATACCTCTTCGTTTCGCGGGCTAGCGCGAAACAAAGAGGTATTTGGATTGTATCAGAGAATTGCTTGCTAGCCCAAGCAGTCCAGTTAGCTTGATTATACCACAGGTGATTTGATATGCCTCCAACTCCTAACAGACGCAGACCTCGCCCAATAAATCCACGGGATACAGCAGCAAGCACCGGACTTGCTGTAAATCCGAACGGAACCTACGTTTCCAACCCCTACCCCACGACCGCGATGAGTGGAGCGTTAGGGCAGTATGGGGCGATGCATCCTGCTAATGTGCCACCGGTGCAGGTGTCTAATCCATGGAGTGCTATAAATACACCGAGACCGGGAGGGTTGTTGCCTGTAGCTGTAACAAATCCTTGGGCTGCACAGCAACCAGGACAATCTCCAGGGTTTATCCAAAGCGTTATTGGTGCGGCAAACACAGGGCAGACGTGGATACAACAGGCGGCGAGCCTCAGTAGACCGCCTGCAATCCCGCAAACCCCAAACAACCTCAATAGACCTGTGTCTCCTCTTGCTAATCAACTCATTCAACAAGGCGTGCCCACGTCTGCCGCCAATCAAATCGGCTCGTTCGCGCCGACCTACTCCGCCTCGCAGGGACATCCTGACCCCGGTCTCCTTCAGAGGATCGCCAATAACCCCGAGGAGTTCAACGCCTTGAACCCTGCCCAGCAGGACGCGGTAACGAGACTCTTGGAGCAATCCGCGGGCGGCGGTGGAGGTGGTCAGGCGCCGACCAATAAAGGGGATTTCTACGGCTACGAGTTCAACCCAGATACCGGACGGTCTGAGCGTGTCGTCAAGAACGCCGCGACGGGCGGGGATTTCCTCAAGGAGTTACGCTGGGACCCACAGAAGAAAAAGTATGTGCAGATCGGCACGCTGATCAAGCAAGGCAAGCTCGATCTTCAGGGCAGGACGCATAAAGGCAGACGTCAGAGACAGATCGAGAATGCCGCCCACCGCCAGGCGACATCCGCCCCCGCCGCGCCTCAGGTACAACAGACCACCGAGGGGTTTATTGGTGGATTTGGAGTCGTGAACTTCAATACATCGAGTGGTTAGGTTTATGAGTGCAAATATTCATAGAACTTCAAGTATTCGTAGATTTTCAATGCAATCTCTGGATAGGTCATAAATGCCCACCGATCCGAACCGCATCCAACAACTCGCACAAGCCTACGTCGCAAAAAGGCAGGCGGCTCAGCCGCAGCCTTCGTTTGGCGTCCCCAAGAAAAAGACGCTGGACGAACAGATCAACGAGATGCCCAACGCGAACAAGCTGACAAACGTCGAGCGCAAGATATACGGCGCGTTGCCAGGTGTGACGACCTGGATGGAGAATCACCGTATCATGGGGAAAACCGTCTCGGAGCAACTGGATAAGTTCAATAATTCCTGGGCAGGCAGAGCTCTTAACTTTATGGATATAGGCGCAGAGGGGTTGGAACGGGCGGGTGGGTTATTTGATCAAATTTCCTCAGACCCCGACTTCGATTGGGATAACTTACGAGCCGCTTGGTATGCGGGCTCTTTGACTTACGAAACATCCAACTTGCCACAGTTGGTACGGGGCAGAGACGGAAAAATTATCTACCGCGTGCCAACCGACTTGCCAGGGACAGAGGGTTTACATGCAGCCAGAGCTAAGATTCAGAAATACATCGACCAGGGATTAGACCCGAAAGAAGCACTTGCAAAGGCAAGAGATGAATACTATAACGGCCTAGGGGCGTTGGCAATACGGGCCCAGATGCAGGATACATTTTTTCATTTCCTGGGCGATCCACTCAACGTTCTAACTGGAGCACTCAAACCCGTTGAGGCCCTCAAGGCTCGCCGCTTTGCCGCGCTTACCACCAAGCTCACAGGCGGGGCGGAGGAGTTCTTGCAAGGGGCGAATAAGGCGGGGGATCTGATCAAGACTGCCGCCAATGCAGAAGAAGCCCTGAAGTATGCGGATGAGGCGTTCCAGCTCGCGCAACTGGCAGGGGACAGCAAACAGGCAGCGAAGTATGCAGAAGAAGCGACCAGACTGGCAACAGGCTTGGGCAAAGCCGAGGACGCTACCCGTTATACGTCTGAGGCTGCAAGACTTGCGGGCATGAGCGCGGAAGAAGCTGCAACCTTCTCCGAGGATGCCCTCAGAGCCATCGGTAAAAAGCAACTGAACAGCGTAGATAAGTTCGCCATTATGATGACAGGCGGCGATCCCTTCCGGCCCTCTGCCTTGGGAAAGAAATTGGCAGGCGTTCCCATTTTGGGAAAAGCGGCAAACCTGTTCCAACTGACCCCGGAGTCAAAGGCGCGGGAACTGCTAACAATGGTCTCAGACAACATCGGCGCAAATGTCATTGCCCGCATGATGACAAACCCTAATGCTGAGGCGGATTTCGTCTCGTACATGCGCCGCGTGGCAAAGGGGGCGACGGGGATTGAGTACGGGCATGGGATGATGACCCTGGAGGGTCGCACGGTGCAGGCATTTGTCAAGGGAGCGGAGGCGGATATCGAGAATATGTTCCAGACCTTCTCCGAACTTGCGCCCACAAGAGGAAAGCTGGATTTTATCTCGCAGACGCTGGGCGAATCCCCCGAAAAACTCCTACGACTGATGGACGAAAACCCCGACGCAGTTTTGAAGATGCTTGCCAAATACGCTCCAGAAAACCCGCAAATTGCCCTGGCGCTGCAAAGTGGAGAGATAACCTCGGACGGCCTGCGGGCGATCTCTAAATCCATTGGAGGTTTGCCCTACAACCGTGAGATGTTCTTCGCGCAGGCGATGGATGCGATTGAAGCGGCCGCCATGCGGCAGGCAGTGGTGCAGTTTGGGGTGAAGAGCAAAGGGGCGCTGACGAGATGGTCTGATGCGATCAAAGCCGCTGAGTCGCTCGCCTTCCTGAAGCTCAACCCTGGCTACCCTATTCGGAACAAGATCAACAACGACGCGACTATGCTGGCGCGGGGGTTGTTTGGCATGGTGGACGATGCGGGGATCGATAAATTCTGGAACGATTTCGGCGTGATCCCTGCCCGGCTTGGGAAAGCGGAGCTGGCGCAGGAAATATCAGGCAAAGCCGAAAAGCTCAAAGAGGCAGACCGTATTTTGGCAGACGCCCTCAAGGGCGGCAACTACGGCACACCGGAGAAGGTAAAAGAGTTTTTTAGTAAGATCAATTTGGGCAAAGCGGATTTTGCAGGGTTTTGGGGACAGAAGATAGAAACAGCAGCCAGTCGCAAGTCCCTCACGCTGGGTACACAGCAATTTTTGAGGAGATTGTATAAGCCAAAAACCGCGCGGGAATATCTCAACCCGAAGATATTGGACGAGATTGCGAACGTCTCTCCAGGCTTTGAGAGAGAGTTGAATAACGCCATCCGAGCCAGCGGCGCGATGGAGGGGAAATTCGATAGTCTCCTCAAAGCCAACCTGAATGTGAATGTGGATTCCATCCTGGATGATGTCACGCAAACCGCAGGCGTGGATGTGCGGGCTATGCTTGGCGATGAAGTCTTGGAGCATATCCACCAGGGCTTGCCTGAGGCAATCCAAAAAGGCAACGTGGACGCCTTCATTGCCGCCACACGGCAGAAGATCAACGCGCATATCGAGGATTTGTTCAATAAGCAAATCGAGAACGTGGTGGAGCATGTCAAGGCACAGGCCGCGGCGGGTGGTCCGAACGTCTGGAACAACAAACTCGCGGAAGCCCAGGACTTATTCTGGGGCGCGCATATCGAGTATTCGATGCGGATGCCTGAGGCGACCAGGCTGGCAAGAGAAGCAAGCGCGGCAGGTGATTTCAATGCAGCGCGGGCGCTCTGGGCAAAAGAGGCGGAGGATGGGAGGTTGTTCTATACCCGCGCCTTCCGCCGCGTGGACGCCTACATCGACGGGTTAGAACAGGGCACCGCCCACCTTGCCGAGCGTGGGGTGAAGTTGCCTTTTGCCGAGACCAAACGGACATTCCAGAAGTGGAAAGGGATGTGGGAGGAGTTCCACACCAGCAAGAATAAGCTGATCGAGGATTTCTTCAACGACCCCGCGGGCAAGTCTTTCGACGATGTGCAGAAGCAACTGGATTCGATGTACTCCAAGGCGATTGAGCAGGAGGATTTGTTCTCGCAGCAGTTGGATGACACGATTGCCGCGATGATTCCCAACCCCGACATGAAAGCCGCCTATACCAACGCCCGCGACGCGCTGGCGGAGCTGAGACGAGCAGACAAAGCGCAGGTGGCATCTATTCGCCGTGAGATTGCAGAACTACCCAAAGAAGAACGGCAGGCAAGGTGGAATGAGTTCTGGGCGGAGAGGGCAGCGCGCTACCATGAGATGAGGTCGGTGGACGCGGCAAGTATCATGATCCAGCAGGGCGACCCGCAGGCGATGAATGCGTTTCAGAGTGTGACGCGGGAGGTAAGGGAAGGTGAGTTTGATATTTATAGCCTGGCGAATGAATACGGGATACCGTCTGCTACGGATGCGGGCAAGAGGAATGACAGGCGAATACTAAGCACGGTGAATAAATATGCGCCGAAGGAAGGCAAAGCAGCAGGTGTAACGCTGGAAGAGGCGACGCAGATTCCACGCGGCGAACTTCCCCCGGAGGTAAGCGGGCGCTTTGAAGAGGAAGCCCGTCGCCTCATGGATGAACTCAACAGCGGCACCGGCCCGCAAGTCTCATCACCCAGGCAGGGACAGGGCGGTGAAGTAGTAAACATCCCGTCTACGAATGTTGACTGGTATAGGGATTTACCAAAGAACCTGCAAAACAAAAAGGCACTCAATGCAGCCCTAGAGAAAATTATCAAGGATAAGGGAAGCGACAAGGGTGTGAATGTCGAGCGCCTCAAAGAGATGATCATCGACAGGTTCCGGTATGGCTCAGAGACCGCACCGCCCGACTTGAAGGTATTGCAGCAATTGGGCGCAGACCGAAAAACACTTGAAAAAGCATTAGAGGAATATAACGATTTCACCAAGCAAGAGAACACCCTTGAGGATATTTTGGGTATCCTGCCTGACGCTACTAGGCCCTATTATGATGAGGCGGGTAACTTGGTGCAACCTGGCAAATACACGAAAGTCGCAGACATCCCTGAGGACGTAGCCCGCGCCGCCTTTGAAGCCCGCGCACAGGCGAAGGGAATCCAGCCCCTCTCCACTACCCGCCCGCAAGTCACCCCCAACTTTATCGCAGACGTAAACAAGGTCATCCCTAACCCCGCACCCATCGACCTCTCCCTCGACATGATGGCTTACGGCCGCCAGTATGGGCTCTTGGACGAGATCGCCGCGGGCGCCAAGACCGCCGCGAAACGCACCCCCACGATGCTCAAGGACTTGCCCCAGGAGTTGCAAGATGAAGTCATGCGGGCGGTAGGGCAGATCAAGAACGATTTTGCCTCCACGCGTTACCAGGCAATGAAGTTTGGCGAGTGGCGCAGAGACTCGGCACTCCTCAACTACAACAGGCGGACGAACTTCGATAACTATCTCGGGCACGTCGCGCCGTTCGTGTTTTGGTCTACCTCCTCAATGTTCCAGTGGGCAGTCGAGAGCATTGATAGACCCGCCATGCTCACCAACTACCTCCGGGCCAAGAAGTTCCTTGCCACATCTGGATTACAAAGGGACGGGATGGCGTCACGCACCAAAGGGAAGATACGCATTAGTGGAGCGTTCCAATGGTTCAACGATGTAACGGGGATTGACCTCCCCTTTGCCCCCGATTGGATGGGCGAGCAATTCATCGACCCCCTCAGGCTGGCTCTCCCCTTCGACAATTGGGCAGCGCCCTTTGAGCAGTTCCAAAAAGACCAGGAGGGCGCGGCGGGCAGAACAGAGCGGGTACTCGATCAACTGCTTGCCGAGGGCAAGATCGACCAGGATGAATACGACCGTGCGGTCGAGACGCAATCTGGCGCAACGTGGGACTACGCCGAAGGGTTGATGCAGCAAAACGATGATAGTGACCGATATGACGCCTGGGATTTCGGTACAGCGATGGCATCCCCCCACGCGCCGATCATGTGGGCGTACAATGCCGCCTTTGGGGACAAGGAAGATATTGGGCCGTTTGCTCCCCTTTCTCGGATCATGAGGAATGCCGCGACGATGCTGGGCGTGGAGGATTGGAATAACTCGAAGTACAACCTTGAGGCAAAGATACGCAGACAGATGGGCTTGAATAGTTACGACAAATGGGACGACTACCGCATCGACCGCTCGCTCTCCAATCTTGCGGGGGACGGCTCCTTTACGCCAGATGAGGTCAAGGAGGGCATGGCGATCTCCGCCCTCGTGCAGTCCGGCCAGATGACACCCGAACAAGCCAAGCAGCAGAGCGAGGCATATAGGGAGGCCGTGAAGCGCGCCAACCAGGAATATACGGGCGGCGCGGGGGCGTTTGCCCTGAGCCTCTTGGGTATCTCGGTGACTTCTGTTCCACAGGGAGAGAATAACCTGAGACGGTTGCAGGACGATTTCGGCAATGCCTACCAAAAATACAAGAGCGCTAATGATTCGCTTGAAAAGTTCTTGGAGGCGCACCGCGACATGGACGAGGAGGAGGCGGCGGAGTTATGGGAAAAGCAAAATCCGAAACTAGCAAAAGATGGCGACGCGCTCACAGAGTTCTTTGATAAATATCCCGAATACGAAACCCGTTTGGGGTTATTCGATAAGCCCGAGGAAAAGCTGCATAAATTCTACGTGGATGAAGTCTGGAAAACCTTCAACGAATTGCCGAAAGTGAACCAGGACGAAGCCAGGGAGCATCTGGGGCAGGATTTCCAGGATGCCTTTATGAACAAGGCGACCAGGGACTATGACTCCATCCCCACCGAGACAATGGCGGTCTGGCTGAAGATGATGCACACCGACCCGCTTGGCGGGCTGACGGCAGACCAGCGGTTACTTGTGAACCTGTATGGCAAAGTGCAATTCACCGACCCCGAAACCGCCAACCGTGTACAGGTGTTTTACGATACCCGCAAAGAGAACTTCACAGACTTTTATGATCAGCAGAGCGAGTATTACAAACTACCTAAGGCGCAGCGCAAGCAGTATCTTAGGCAACATCCCGAACTCGACCAGTATTGGACGTTTCGGAAAAATTTCATGAGAGATAACCCGGATTTGGTTCCGTATCTCACAGACGACGAAAAGGCGATCCAGCGCGCAAAGAACCAGACCAGGAATCCATCGGTTGCCATCCCCACTGCACAAGAGATCCGTATCAACTTGGACCGTGATACACAGGAGCTTTTGTATGATTACTTCCAATCGGGAGAACAGTTGCCACCCGTGGTTGTTCGTGAATTGGATTATCTCGGGCAGGGATACAACCTCAGCGGCGAGCAAATATTGAACATCCTCGGCGGCGGACAGTACAACGTTCGATAATTGTGCTATAATGCCGTCAATCTAAGCGGGCGCACGGCGCCCGCGAACAAGTGAATAAAAGCGACTCACAATTCTGTGGGTCGCTTTTTGCATTTTCACTTGCACCTGGCGCACACCGTCCTGGCGTACGGTGCCAGGGAGTGCAGGTGTACCAACCGAATCGAAAGGAAACGTAAACAATGGCCGCAAACCCGACTGTGGGCGCTGAGGCTGGGACTGGTGCGGAAGGCTCGCCAAGTCAACCCGTATCACCACAAGCACAGACGCCTATTGAGAGTGATGTTACCAAACTGTTAGCTGGACTTGGAGAAAGGTTCGACGGGCTCCAAAGGGAACTGCGAGGATTGCAGGGACGACAGGACAAAGCCGAGAACAATTTTCAACAACAGCTCGCCAGACTCGAAAGCTACGAAAAGCAAGGCTTGACGCGTGAGCAGGCAATCGCCGAGATGCAAAGCGACGATGCAGCCGAGATGCGCTGGACAAACCTTGAAAAGAAACTGGACGATTTGGCGGCGCGATTTGCAGGCGCAGGCACGCAGGCAAACGCACAGCAGAAGGTGGCACAGGTCTTTGAATCAATTGGGCTGGACGTGAAGGATCCGCGTGTGGCTTCTTCCCTGCTGAAGCAATATAAAGACGCCGATGCAGTGGAGTTGGAGGCATATCGGCTCTTGCACCAAATCCAGCAAAGCCCTAACCCCAACCCTGCCCAGCAGTCCTCCCTTAGCGGCGGAAACGCTGGCGGAAACAACCAGCCTAACCCGCTTGCCGTGGAACTCAATGAACTCATGGCGAATCCGACCCAAAATTGGAGGCGCATCAGCGAGATCAAGGGGCAACTGGACAAGGAGGGCTGGAAATAAATAGAAGGAAAATAACAAATGCCTCAAACAACGTTTGCTAACTCCATCCGCACTCGATATAGTTCCATCTATCTCGAAGCTGCGATGATGGCTCGATTGTACGACCAGCTCGCCCAACCCGTCGAAAAGGTTGGTGTAGAGCAGGCCGCCAGGCTTGGAACAAACATTCAGGTAGAGTTCCTGGCAGACATGGTTCCCGGCACAACCGCCATATCGACGACCGCCGATATCAACCCCCAAACATTGCGGGACGCCAAAGCGACCATCTCCCCTACCTCCCGCGGCGAAGCCCTGGAGCTTTCGGAGCAAGTAGACCTCAACGTATTCACCAACTATGCCGCGCAGCGCGTCAAAGCTGTTGGAAAGAACCAAATGGAAACGGTAGAAATCCTGGCGCGCGACGTCTCCTGTCAAGGCGGTATGGTATTTCGCCCCGCCGCTCGCTCGTCTTTGGATGCGGGCACATCAACCCATCGTTTGACAGATAGCCAGATGATCAAGGCTGGCAACCGCCTCAAGACCCTCAAGTCCCCGCCCTACATCGGCAATGGAAAAAATCAATACATGGCGATCATGCACGGCGATCCGTACACCGATTTGCTGGCGGGCGGGAATGTCATCAACGCTTTGATCTACCAGGACAAAGAATCCCTATTTGCTCAAGAACTCGGCTCTTACGACAATTTCAAGATCATCGTTGATCCGTGGGCCAAGGTCTTTGGCGCGGCGGGGGCAGCGAACGCCTCGGCGGTTGCTACAACCCTCTCCAGCGCCGCAAACGCCCTGGCGACTCAGATCGTCGTGGCTTCTGCCACCAACATCGCCGCTGGGGGACGTCTCTTCATCGGCACGATTGAGACAGGAAATACCCATTACGTCATCAACGAGACGGTCTATGTCTCAGACGCCTACTCCTCAGGCACAACCATCGACATCATTGGCGAGGGCGCGAATGGCGGCTTGCGGTTCGATCACGCCTCCGGCGCAACGGTCTCTAACGCAGACAATGCCTACCCGGTTGTGTTCGGTGGACCGATGAGCATCGCTAAAGCCTACGACGCCCTCACTGGTGAATATGGAGAGATGGTCGGGCCCAAGAAAAGCGGGCGCCTCGAGCAATTCGAGACTCTAGGCTGGAAGTTCTACGGTGGATACGGTCGCTGGGTGGAATCCTGGCTTGTCCGCGGCGAATTTTCATCCAGTGTGGACGCATAAGGAGAAACATCATGAGCGTTTATCCTCAATTCAAAAAGAGTGTGGCGAAAACAGCGTCCTATGCGCTTTTACCTACAGACCACGATCAGCGCTTTTCCAACGTCGGCGCATCTGGCGCAGTGACTTTTACCCTGCCGCCAATCGCCGACGTATGGGACGGCTGGAGCACAGAGTTTGCGGTACTGGCTAACCAAAACGTGACGATCACCGCCCCCTCTGGAAAGCTAATCGCCGGGAACAACACCGGCGCAACATCCATTGCCTTCTCAACTACCTCAGAGAAAGTAGGCAACTCGGTCTTGGTTTATTACGACGGCAACGCTGCCAAGTACGTCGCGCAGGTTCATCTGGCGACCGAGACCTTTACTCCAACCATTTCCTAACGGTTGGATATTCACAAACTAAGGGAGCGACGAGACTCGCTCCCTTTGGAGAATAAACAATGGCCGACAAAAACGAAGAGAAGAAAGCGGCTAGCCCCGCCCCCTGCGGACATGAGAACAAGCATTTCATTTCTGCCGTAGACCCCGCCACCGGCAAAGTGCTCAACGAGGACAAATTGATTTGCGCCCTCGGCAAAGGACACGAAGGCGACCACGAAGCGGACTACCTCACCCTATCGGGTGGCTTGGTAGTCAAAAAGCGCGCTGCCTGGACTGACGCGGCGGGCGAACCGGCTGCGTAACACAACAAGAGGGCGGGGATAACCCGCCCTCTCTTCCTAGTGGATTGCATTGTCATTGGGAACGGCGAGTCGCTAAACCGTACGCCTCTGGAGAAACTGGCAAAAAAGTTTGACACTTTTGGCTGCAATCGTATCCACCTTCTGCCTTTCCGCCCGACCTATTATGTCCGTGTAGAGCCGCCTGCTTTCGACGGCACAGCAAAGCAGTTCTTTGAAGAGTGTCGTCTGCACATCGAAAACGATGAGTATTGCATCTTCCCTTCCGGCTGGCGGGAGGAGCTGGGCGAGTATCCAAACGTGGAATACGTCGAGGTGTGCAGACGGTTCAAGTATCACCACCTCTCTAGGAAGTTCCACGATGCCTGGCACCTGCCCACCCTCTGCGACGCGAACGCTGTAACCGCCATGATGCAAATCGCCGCTCTCAAAGGATACAGTCGGATCATCCTTGTTGGCTGTGACATCAGCGGCGAACATTTTTCCAGACAAGACAACGGCATCGTGGACGCAGAGCGGCTGCGACGCGTGCATGAGGTTGCAAAAACCTCCTGTCCCATCCCGATTTTCAACGCCACCCTTGGCGGCGCCTTGGATGTGTATCCGAGAATAGAAATGAGTGCGCTATGCTAATCACTCCGACCTACACCAGGAAGAAAAGCAAATTCGGTAAATTCTATCTTTCCGCAATGGTCTCTTTTGGACGCGTGCGGGAGTTTAGGCGGGTGCATAAAACAGCCACCGAAGCACAAGACTACGCAAAGCGGGCTGCAAGGCGTTTTATTGGATTGTTTGGCAATGCCTAAGCAGAAATCCTTTACGGTCGTCGCTCGTAACCAAAAGGCCGTCCGTGAGGGCGTGACCACCTCGCGCGGAAGGAAATCTTTCAACGGCAAATCCGCCCTACAGGTGTACGACCAGGGAGAGGCGGAGGAAATTCAGGCTCGCCACAAACGGGACGTGAATGTCATAGAGGATGAGCGCCACGAATGGCACCTCAAGCACGACCGTCAGACGGATGGAAAAAACGTGGACATTCATCACTATACATTTTCAGGTGTGGATACATCGCATTTCAAGGTATGGGTTGTGCGTAACAGAAAACTAGCCCGCGTCACCAAGGCAGTCGCCAAGGCGAAGGGCTACAAGATCGTTTCGAGCGCCAAGCAGAAGCCAGAGGTGAAACATGGCATATAGCGCAACGCAATTGCAACTTACCCAAGTCCTCCAGCAGCTCTTTCGACGCCTGGGCGGTAAAGTCACACTCGCCACAGGTGGAAGCACATCCACCATTATCGACACGAAGCTGGCGGACGAGCTGGCAGACGGCAACGAGGACGACATCTTCAATGGCGGCGCCGCGATTGTGATCGAGGATGCAGGCGGAGCGAACGCCGCGCCTGAGGGCGAATTTTCCCGCGTGACAGATTACGTCGCCTCCTCACAAACCCTGACCCTCTCCCCTGCCCTGACGACTGCCATTGCTTCTGGTGATCGTGTTCTCATTGCTCCTCCAGACTTCCCCCTCTACGACATGATCGAAGCGGTGAACGATGCGCTCAAATATCTTGCACGCATCCCCCGCTTTGATACCTCCATCGCCACCGCCGCAAACCAGACTGAGTACACCCTGCCGCTGGCGCTCAAGGGCAGACAGATCTTAGGGGTAGAAATCCAGGGCATTACCACCGACTCCAACGACAACCGCTGGATTCCCGTCCCCAACTGGCGCATAGGGTACGCCGCGGCAGGCTCTACGGGCACACTGATCCTCCCGCAATTTACCACTGGCTACACTATACGCATCGCCTACCTTGCCGAGCACAGCAGGGTTTCCGCCTACGCCGATTACATCGACGAACACTTCGACCGCAACCTCGTTCATGCTTGCGTTTTTGCTCACGCGCTGCAATGGAAGAACGACCGCGACGCCCTCTCCGGTGGCGCCGACAACGCCACGCTTGCCCTGGAGCAGAAGGCCTGGAGTCAGTTAGATCGGGAGCTTGTCCGCAACGCGGTACAGATCCCGCCGCGCACGATACAGGGTATGGTGCATTGGCAGGCTGGCAAGGTGGTTGACGAGTTCCGGCCCATCCCGCCCCCATAAACAATAACTCCCGCATTTCTGCGGGAGATCAAAGCCTGATGAGGAGGCTCTGATGAATGAGATTGTAACAAAAGTTTGTAAGAAGTGCAAAAAAGAAAAACAGATTCATGAGTTTCGTGAACGCGCTCGATATAAAGACGGAATAGATTCTTGGTGTAAGCAGTGCCACAAAGACAAAAATGACAAGTGGCAGACAGAAAACAAAAAACGAGTGAAAGAACTGAACCATCTTTCTTATGAGCGCAACAAGGAACACAAAAACAACAAAGCTAAACAATGGAAGGTTGATAACCCAGAGAAAGCAAAAGAGTCTACTTTAAAGTGGAGGTTGTTGAACTGGGAGAGATTCAAAAGTAAAGCGCGTGCTTGGTGGAAAAGAAACCCACTCAAGCCACTGGAGTATCACGCAAACCGCCGCGCAAGAGCGTTAGGCAACGGCGGAACTTTTACAGATAAAGACTGGAAAGAGATTTTAGAAAAGTACGGTGAGCGATGCTTGAAATGTGGAAGCACAGACAGAATCCAACCCGACCACGTTGTCCCTCTCGCTCTTGGTGGAAGAAACGACAAGAGCAACATTCAACCTTTATGTAAACGGTGCAACGCAAGGAAGCACGCAAAGATTGAGGATTACCGACCGCGATGATAAGACCTGGAATTTCTAAATTCGATTGGGAGATTGAATTAACCGACACCAAGAGCAAAAAGAAATATGGGCTCAAGGTGCCGCAGGGCTCGCTTCAGATTGGGACAATCTCTCAGGATGATACCGTCTATGTTCGCAACGTAGGCAAACGCGTCGGGGACTTCGACGAGCAGCGCGGTTGGAAAGCAGGACGAGGGATAGAAAACCTATCCGAGAACGCCGAAGGGTATTGGGATAGCCTCAACGCCTGGACGCTCACGCCCGGGCATGTTCACCAGGCCTTGCAGTGGTATCACGCGCGGGGACTCAGGAATGAGGATATGTACATGCCGACCCGTGCCAACGGTGACGTGCAGTTTGTCCCCCTCCTTGGCTCCAATCTCTATATCGCCAATTCCTTTTCTGCCTCCGCCTCCTACTCGGCAGACAAGGGGTATTTGTGGGTAAGGCGGCGCGGCTCGCCTGGCGCCCTGACCTTCCGCCTGATGTCTAGCAGCGGCGGCTCTCCAAACGCCGCCCTCCAGACGGTGACGAAGGGCATTTCCGACATCAACGACTTTGTGAGCGTGTACCAACTCTTCGACTGGACTTCCACACAAAGCCTGACCTCCGGTACAACGTATTGGGTATCCATTCACGGCGCGACCACAGACGACCGCGACAACCATTGGGAAGTAGGGGTAGACCCCGATGCTTCAAGCGGGAAAACATCCTCAGATGGCTCTAGCTGGAGCGCCGCCTCGTTTGCGCTGTACTACCGCGTGACCGATGTGGACACCTCAAGGCGCTGGTACCGTTTTGTGCTGCGCGAGGCCTTCTACATCGTTGATCGCAAGGATGATAACTCTACCGCCTCCGTGATGTACATCAACGGCGACCGGGGGATGGCGACCGCCGGAGCCTCTTCCAGCCTGACCGACTCTGCGAAATCGTGGACAACGAACAGGTGGGCAAATGCTTACGTGAAGATCATTGCAGGCACGGGTGTGCAAAACCTGCCGAAGAAGATTCTTTCCAACACCGGCACTGTCCTCACCATCGACGGGACGTGGGAAACGAACCCCTCTACAGATAGCCAGTATGTGATTTATGCGACCGAGTGGTTCACGCAAGTGACCTTCTCAGGCGGCTCCCCTACCCTGGGCGTGGTGACAGGCGAGCCGATGGTGATCAACAACGTCGCCTACATCCCCCAAGGCGCGACCGTTTTTCTACATATGCAATGGAATACCTCGACCTTTGTGCATAACGGCTTTGCCGAGACGGCCACAGGGACGCAAGGGCTGGCGGATATGTTCTGCGCTGCCCTCGACTCCGCAGACGGGCCGGTGATCTGGCGCGCAAACAACAACGGTAATACAGGATCGGGAGGCAATGTCACCGTCTCACGCGCCAACCTCCTCACCGCAGGCACGACCACTTTCATTGCCTGGAACACTGCCCTGACCTGGAAAACGGCAATCTTCACCGGCTCCGCCAATGCGAAGATCACCAATATCGCCAGTAAGCAGAATCAGGTATATGTCACAAGGGAGGACGGGATTGGCACGATTACAAACGACCGCTTTACCCTGCTTGATTCTGGCATTGAAAAGACACCCTCCCGCGCCAATGGTGCAACCCTGATCTCCCACGCACAGTTTATGTACTACTCCTGGCTGCATTCGCTTGTGAGGATCTACGGCTCGACCCATGACGACATCGGCGACGACTACCGCACCCACGGCCTGCCGGATGGACGAGAGGGGGAATATTCAGACGGGGACGATTATCTCAAGCTGGTTTTCTTCGGCATCGACGCGGGAACAGGGACCTCCTCGGTCCTGGCCTGGGACGGGCTGGGGTGGCACGAAGTCTTGCGCGGGCGAGAGGCAGGCAAGCGCGTGAGGATGGTCAAGACGCAGACTTGCCCCGGCACACGCAACAGATTATGGACAGGGCAAGGAGGCGATCTTGTCTTTCAGGAACTCCCCTACCTCAAAGCCTCCCCGCGCCTAGATAGCGGCGCGCGTTACATGCACGAAGGGGTGATCGAGGGTGCGGCAATCGACATGGGGACAGCAAGCGCGATGGCGAAATTCATCAAGGAACTAACCGCCACCATCAAGAACCTGAACACGAACGGGCGAGAGGTCTACGTGGATATCCAGACAGATGATGACGTACACACCTCCACCTGGACGCCTGTGGGGGTGATGACCCGCAGCCCGGAGAGTACGTTGTTTTTGGGCTTGCAGAACATCCGCCGCTTTGTCTATCGCCTCAGGCTGTGCTCGAATGATAACAGTGTGCCTATCGACATTGAGGGCGTGGTGCCGAATGGGTATGCTCGTATTCCGTTCAAAATGGTATTCACGATGCAAATCCAGGCGGGTGGGATCTTCTCCAGACGCGGCAAACTCGCCACATCGGGCGAACTGATGCGCTGGCTCCTGGATAGCGCCCGCCAGCCTGGACGGGTGCGGATGGACAGCGTGTATGAGATGGCTCACGGCTGGTATGTGATCATCCACCCCCCGCGCCAGTTCCCGATTGTGCCCAAAAAGGGACGCAACCCCGAAACCGCCAATTTCACCATAACGCTTCAGGAGGCTTGAGGATGGCGCTGCCTAAAGTAAAAATCCGCATCCCTCGCAAGCCTCACCCGATCCTGCCCGCCCCCCACAGGCCGCGGGCAGATACAGGGAATGAAGCAGAGGCGCTTTCGGGATCCGTGCAGGGGGTGAAAGCCTCGGCGCCTGAGGAGAGACTGGCAAAAGCTCTGGACGGGCAGAGAACATCCTACCAATTCCGCTACACCGTGGGCGCGCCGCGCGGGTTGCCTGGCTGGAAAGAAGTAGATTTCATCATCGCCGCCTTTAGCCAATACTTTGCAGTGGAGGTGGATACAGCCTTCACCCATCGCGAGAAGGGGCGGGCGGATGTGCTGCACGACGCCATTGTCTTGCATGAACTCAAAAAAGAAGGTATGCCGATGTTCCCCACCGTCCTACACGTAGACGGCGAATCCGACCTCGCCACGCGCGAGAACGCATTGAGGTGGGTCAAGGAGCATTTCCCACCCTCCGCCACCTTCGAGACGATCCAGGCGGAGGAGGCGCCGCGGGTGGAGGTGCGGCCCCAACTGCAACCGCAAACCCCACCAGTGCAGGTACAGCGCAATACCCAGCCCTCGACCTACCGGCAAGTGATTCGAGAGAGACAAATTGCACGCAGGCAGCCGGCGGCGCCCGCCTCGTCTAGCGGCAACCGCAGGCAACAAAGGAATACAAACAGATGAGCGGCTTCGACTTTGGCACCATTGCCAGGAACATCACCGAGGTACGAGAGTCCCCGCTTTTGTGGCTGCCTGGCGTAGACGACTATGTACAAATCTCTATTGCAGGCACAGGCACACTTGCCTCCCCCACGATGGCGCTCTATGAGAATGGTATCGACGTATCTGCCACAAAGCTCTCTGGTTCCATGTCCATCCCGACCGGCAGCCGTGTGATCAAGACCAAGACACTTACCTCCCTTGTGGGCGGCTCGAATTACAAAGCCTATGTTTCCTTCACGGATGACGGCGTAGCAAGTGTAAGGGAATTGACTCTGGTTGTGCCGAAGCTGGGCGTCAACCCATCCAGGTACCCGCTTGCCTACAACCTCTTGCGCGTTTTGGAAAGCCCTATCCTGGTCTACCCTGGACAATCTATCGCGTTTCAGTTGGTGGTGGACGGGCAGGGTGAAATTGCCTCTCCGACTATGCTGGTCTACAAAGGCACCACAGACGACAGCGCCAACGTCCTGGCCGGTGTCATGGCCGTGGACGGCCGGACGATCACTCTCAAGACGATTTCAGGGCTAGCGGGCGGGAGTGATTATATTGTCTATGTGTACTTCACGGATGGAGGCAAGAGCACCGTGAGGTATTTCGAGTTGATTTGCCCGAAATTAGGTGCATATTGAATCGTCGCGACTTCTTGAAACTCGCATCCGCCATTGGAGCCCTCTCGCCGCTGGCGGGGTGTAAACTGGAGAATGACATGCCACTCTTTGATGAATTGCTTGTAAAAGTTGCACAGAATCAAACCCTCACACCGCTGGAATTGGAAAACTTCCAGCAGGAGGCAAGGAGCCTGAGTGAGGCAAAGACGTTGGTGAAATCTTTTATGGGTGGGGATAACAAGATCCTGGGCAGCTTTCTAAGCCTGCCTATTGAGATTATTTACTCCTCTGTGTTGGAGCAAAACCTGGCGTCGTTGACGATTGAGATTCCATCTGTCTACCGGCATCTTATTCTTTTCGGCTCAGGCAGAACCAATGGCTCTGGGACGGGCTCTGATTTTCTCCTGGCGCAATACAGCGGGGACACAGGGAATAATTACATCAACCAGAAATTTTACGCGATCAATACCACGGTGACGGCGGAACGGGATACGAGCCAACCCACCTCTATTATTGGTTTGCTTGGACAAGGCGGACGAGCCGCGGGGGAAGCGGCGAGCTTTATTAGCTTTTTCCCCCACTGCAACAGTAACACGCTGACCAAAAATACATTCTCGCTCCTTACTCCTCCCTTTGGCTCGGCCTACCTCATTGGCTCGAACTGGAGTTCTACCAACCCGATTGCTTCACTCAAGATCACGTCTGGCGCAGACTCAATTGCCAGCGGGTCGAATATCTCTGTGTTTGGGTGGAAATGAAACTTTCTGTGATCATCCCCTCGCGCAATGAGCAGTTCCTACCCCAGACCGTCGCGGATGTGCTTGCCAAGGCGACGGGCGATATAGAAGTTATTGCCGTCTTGGATGGATATTGGCCGAATCCCAATTTGGCCGACAATCCCCGTCTGAAGATTATCCATTTCAGCGATTCTCGCGGGATGCGGAATGCGATCAACTCGGCGGCGGCAGTTGCCAAGGGGGATTATCTGCTGAAGGCAGACGCCCACTGTATGTTTTCCGAGGGCTTCGACGAAATCCTAAAAGCAGACATGGAGGATAACTGGATTGTGATTCCCCGCCGTGACCGCCTTGACGCGGAGAACTGGACGAGGCAAGAGACAGGCAAGCCTCCGATTGACGCGCATTATCTCTCTTGCCCTCTGACGAATAGGGACGGCTTCTCGATGCACGGCGCGATTTGGCCGGAATACGACCGAGATAGAACGCATATCCTAATTGACGAAACGCCCTCCTTTCAGGGTTCCTGCTGGGTAATGAGTCGTCGTCACTGGGATAGATTGGGAGGGATGAGCGAAGTGGGCTATGGTGGATTTTGCCAGGAGCCGCAAGAGATCGGGATGAAAACCTGGCTGGGTGGTGGGCAGGTAATGGTGAACAAAAAGACGACCTATTACCATCTGCACAAAGGAAAAAGATACGGGAGAGGGTACTTTCAGAGCAAGAGTGAAGTTATTGCCGGGCACTTATGGAGTGCCCGCTACTGGATGAATGATAGATGGAAAGGTAGGGTACACGACTTCGCCTGGTTTGTGGATAAGTTCCCGATGCCGACGTGGCCCGCGGATTGGAAAGAACAATGGGAGAGGCATGAATACAACGAACACCTTGCAGTTTATTCTTGACAAATTCCAGGTCAAGGAATCCCGCTCCCCCATCCGCCTCCCCATTGGACGCAACGACCTTGCCGCCCTATTCGGTGAGCTGCATTTCCTGATGGGTGTCGAGATCGGCGTAGAGAGCGGCGAGTATTCCGAGGTATTGCTTTCCACGATCCCGAATTTGCACTTGATCATGATCGACCCCTGGCGACCGTACAAAGGATATCGCGATCATGTGACGCAAGAGAAACTGGACGAGTTCATGAAGGAGGCGCACCGGCGGACGAGCACATACACCCGCTGGGTGATCCGGGATACGTCTGTGGGGGCGCTGAAGATGGTGCGGGATGAGACACAGGATTTTGTCTACATCGACGGCAACCATGATTTCCTACACGTGACGCAGGATATTTGCTACTGGCTCCCCAAACTACGCAAGGGCGGAATACTCGCAGGGCATGACTATCGCCGCGTGAAGGGGCAGTATATCAACCATGTGAAAGACGTGGTGGAGGCGTACACGTATTCTCATCATATCTCCCCGTGGTTTGTGTGTGCTGGCGATAGCGCGCCGAGTTGGTTTTGGGTGGTCGAATGACCGACCTCTCCATCCTCATCCCTGCCCGCAATGAAATGTTCCTCAAGCGCACCATCGACGATGTGCTTGCCAACATGCGCGGGGATACGGAAATCATTGCAGTCCTTGATGGCCAATGGTCAGAGCCGCCCATCCCAGACCATCCCCGTGTGACGCTCCTGTACCACTCCTCCCCCATCGGGCAGAGGGCGGCGGTGAATGAAGCCGCGCGAGTTAGCCGCGCCAAATACATCATGAAACTGGATGGACATTGCTCAGTGGATGAGGGGTTTGACGTGAAGCTCATGGCGGATTGTGAGCATGACTGGACGGTGATTCCTCGCATGTACAACCTGCATGTATTTAATTGGATCTGCCTGACTTGCAAGAATCGGACGTACCAGGGCGGCAAGTTACAAACGTGCGAGAAGTGCGGCGGCTCGACCTTTGAGATGGAAACGATCTGGCAGCCGCGAATGCACAAGCGGACAGACTTCGCCCGCTTCGACAATGATCTCCACTTCCAATACTGGCGCGACTACGAACGCAGGCCCGAAGCGCAGGGCGACCTCTCAGACCTGATGTGCTTTGTGGGGGCTTGTTTCTTCATGGAGCGCGAGAGGTTTTGGGAATTGGGCGGGCTGGATGAATCACATGGGAGCTGGGGGCAAATGGGCGTAGAGATTTCCTGCAAGAGTTGGTTGTCTGGTGGGCGATTGTGCGTGAATAAAAAGACGTGGTTTGCTCACCTGTTCCGCACGCAGCCCGGCTTTGGATTCCCGTATGAAATCCACTGGCGAGAGCAAGAAGCCGCGCGCCAGTATTCCCGCGATTTGTGGCTCAACAACAAATGGGAAAAGCAAGTGCATCCGCTTTCGTGGCTGGTGGATAAATTTGCGCCGGTGCCGGATTGGGAGGCAGTGACGGCATGAGCAAGGGCATCGTGTACTACACCTGCAACACGCACCCTCGAGACATTGAGGAGAGATGTAGAAAGCAACTCCTGAAATCGGGCTTGCCTATCGACGCGGTAAGCCTCAATGAGATCATTTACTTCGGCGACAGCGAGACGATCCTGAAAGGTACGCCTTCCGCGGAGATGATGCACCGTCAGATCGTCGAGGGCTTGAATACGTCTCTGTGTGACTATATTTTCCTCTGCGAAAACGACGTTCTCTACCACCCCTCCCACTTCGACTTCACCCCGCCGCGGGATGATACTTTCTACTTCAACACCAACGTATACAAATACTGGCTGGATGGTCTGATCGTCTGGACAGACGACCTCCAGCAAAATAGTGGTCTATGTGCCAGTCGCGATCTTCTCTTGGATTTCTTCTCTAAGAGACTTGAACAGATCCAGCGCGAAGGGAATAACCGCCACTACGAGCCCCATGCTCGCTATGGGTGCAGGGTGGAGAATTGGAAATCCGAGTTCCCGAATGTGGATATCCGCCACCCAAAAACCTTGACGAAGAGCCACCGCGCCGCGTCGGAGTTTCGCAATCCAAAATACGCCAAGGGGTTCTGTGTGGTAGATCGTGTGCCTGGGTGGGAAATGTTATGACGGATCAAGAGATGATCATCCTCTTCTTCGCCCTCCGGCTCATTGAAGGCTCTCTTGTTTTCCTGACCGTACTCACGGCCGCGATGACCGCGGAGGGTGGGCAGTAATGGCTCGTCTCTGGTCCTGTGGCTTTGAACTCAACAGCACCGTGAATGCTATGGAGGCGGGCTCGTCTGCCTCTGGCTCTCCCACCATCCAAACCACGGTTGTACGCAGCGGCACGTATGCGATGCAGATCAGCTCGCTTGGCAGTGGCACAGTAAAAGGACAGCGCCATACATTTGCTGCTGTAGGGGGCAATGGGCCTTATTTCTTCCGGGGCTATTATCGCTTTTCCGCGTTTCCAAGTGCAGAAAACCGTATTATGCACGTCAACGACGCCGATAGCCACGCCACCCCCATTGCTTATATCACCATTGACAACACGGGCGCGCTCCGATTGTATGATGAAGATGGGGTAATTGGCTCTCCCTCGGGTGCCTTGTCGCTCGATACGTGGTACCGCATTGAAATGAAGTTTGATCGTACCGCCGCGGCAGGCTCGCAGGTGGTGGAGGCGAAACTGGATGGCACGACCTTCGCCACATCTTCGAGCCGCGACCTAAGCGCCGCTATCTTCTGTTTTGCCTGGGGCATGAACCTAGCCAGCGAAGCCAATACCACGGGCGGATGCTACATTGATGACATCGCCATCAACGATTCCACAGGCTCGTTCCAGACGGGTTATCCCGGTGACAGCAAGATTATACACATGTTGCTAGATGGGGCAGGCGACAACACGGGATGGACGCGCGGCGGAACGGATAGCGGTGCGAACTGGTCACAACTAGACGAGGTTACGCCTAACGACATCACCGATTATGTGCAAAGCAATACCCTCAACACCACTGATGATTACACTCTTGCCGCCCCGCCCGCCGCAATTGGGGCAAGCGACACAATCAACCTGGTTGCGGTGGGGGTACGGGCTAGGGTGGACGACTCAACCGGCGCAGACCCGACAATCGTACTGCGAATCAAGGCAGCTTCTGGCGGGACGGTAGAAGAAAGCGCCAATGTAAACTGCAACGGAACGGGGTGGTTTACCCACCTGAACGGCTCACCCACAAATCACAGATTGACCCTCTATGATCTTCCTGGCGCCTCAACAACCGCCTGGACGAAAAGCGATTTGGATACGGCACAAATTGGGATTCGGGTTAGTACTGGTGATACCCACAACGCGCAAGTATCCGCGTTGTGGTTGCTCGTCGATTTCACCCCAACGGTGGGCAGTCCGTCCAGTTCTGTATCCCCGTCTCTTTCCCCAAGCGCCTCTGTCTCCCCGTCTGCAAGCCTCAGCCCAAGCGCCTCCCTGAGTCCCTCCGCGAGTGTAAGTCCAAGTTCATCGGTTAGCCCTAGTGTTTCGCCATCGGTCAGCCCAAGCGCCAGTGTCAGTCCTTCGGCTTCCGTTTCTCCAAGCGCGTCGCTCTCTCCGAGTGCAAGCCAATCCCCAAGTAGCTCAGAATCACCATCGGTCAGCCCAAGCGCGTCGGTTTCACCATCGGCTAGCGTTTCGCCATCAGTCTCTCCCTCAGCAAGTATTAGTCCATCGGCTAGTGTTTCTCCGAGCGCCTCGGTTAGCCCCTCTGTTTCTCCCTCGGCTTCAGTATCTCCGAGTGCAAGCGTTTCCCCGTCGGTTAGCCCGTCCGCGTCGGTTTCTCCCTCAAGTAGCGTCTCTCCCTCTGCGTCGGTCAGTCCTAGCGTTTCCCCCTCTGCCAGCGTCTCTCCTTCGAGCAGTGTCAGCCCTTCCCTATCTCCAAGTTCTTCTATCTCGCCTTCGGCGAGTGTTTCCCCATCGTCTAGTGTCTCGCCCAGCCCAAGCATAGCAGACGATTCCTTGCCCATCCACGCGGGGGCAACGGGACTACTCCTGCACGCCGAGGAGACCGCGGGCGAACGGAATTATATCTATACGATCTCCACTCTCACCGACGAATCTGGAACGGTGCTGGTGGACGAAAACGGCGTCGAGCTCACCGCCTACGGCGAGACCGGCGCGCGTGTCCTGCACGCCTTACCTACAAATACCCTCATTCATGCGGAGGTAATCCTATGACTAGAAACGTCGCAGACGATGCAAGCAACCCGAACAAATCTACGCTGGTCGATAATGACCGGATCAAGATTGTGGACAGCGAGAGCAATCCAAACTCGTATAAGGAGGTTCTCTGGTCGCTGATCAAGTCCACACTGAATAGCCCAACACTCACAAGTGCAGCATTGGGCAACCTGCTATTTTACGATGGTTCCGCCTGGCGCAATATTGGCGGGCTGAAGCATGGCGAAATGATCAACGGCAAAATCTCTGTGACAGTAGCAAGCAACAACATTACTGTGGCACTCAAGACCCGTTCGGGCGCCGATCCCTCTGCAACAGATCCGGTGATTGTTAACATCAATGACACATATCGTTTGATCACAGGCGCATTGAGTGTGACCAAAAATGCAGGGACGAACTGGTTTAATTCGGGTTCATCTGAGCTGGCAACAAAAGAGATTGACTATTTTGTTTATTTGGTCTGGAACACGACGCCCGCAACCGATGTGATTGACATTGGCTTCGCGCGTATTCCGAACGGGCGCGTATATTCGGACTTTTCAGGAACCACCACAAACGCAAAGTATTTAGCCTATGCAAATGCCAGCGCACCCACATCTACCGATGATTGCGTACTGATTGGGCGGTTTGCTGCTACACTCTCCGCAAGCGCATCCTTCAACTGGAGCGTGCCCACATTTACAAATTCCAACCTTATTCAACATCCCATCTTTGAAACCAGATGGCTTACCTATGTCCCAACGTTGACCGGATATTCTGCGAACCCGACCAACACAGTGTATCGTTATCGCATTAGTGGAATGCTTTGTTATGTGGAACTGAACGAAGCAACAGCGGGAACGTCCAACGCGACCACCAAGACATACAGCCTGCCAATCGCCGCGCAGACACTTACTAATTGGGCGTCGTATGCCGCCTTGCCTACCCTGTTGGACAATGGCGCGTTGGCTGCCATTGGGTATGCACAAATTCTCTCTGCTGCTACCTCTATCGGTATGTTCAAATCGACGGGTGCAGCCTGGACGGCCAGCGGTAGCGCGGCTATTATCTATTGCGGCATCAGTTACAACTTCTAATTTTTGAACGGAGATTTGAAATAAAAATGCGCACTCCCCTGCTCTTGGCTCGGAACCTTGCAGGGGAGTGCACACTGGCGCGGCGATTCTCTAAAAGTCTAACGGTCTGGAAACGTGTAAGATGAACGGTCGTCGCGATGTTTATCCATGTTTCAGGATGACGACGCTCCCGCCTCAGGAAGCAGAATCGTTTCCTTAGTGTAGCATAAACACTAAGTATGTGTCAATCGTGCTTTACACAAACGAAAGCCGTCCGGCATTCCCAGGCCGGACGGCGTGTACGGTTTTTATCCAGTTCTTATTCTTGCAGGTTCAGCGGGGCGAGGACATAGGCACATCTCCTTGATTGGCTGCGGATGGCAAGTCAGGGCCTTGACTTAGGAAACATAATAATGATTTTGCAATAAAAGTCAAGCGCGGGGTTTGGAGTGTGACAAATGTCAGGTGGATGTGAGATAAATGTCATGTAGAAGTAAGATTGTCGTATAGTTATAAAAATCCGCACAGGGAGCCCGCTGTTGATTCGCCCATCCCCTACATCGGAAACGAGGGATTAGGGGGTGATAAAACGGTTATCAGCGGCTATTATTGCCTAAAATCACCTCCTTCCGCGACGCTTGTGCGCAATCTTGTCTTGAAACATTGAGCCTGCCCCACATACTTGCAATATCCCGCCGAGTCTACAATTGCATAAATCCCACTATGATCTAAATCTTTCTTGTCTGATACAATATACATAGCAAAGTACCTCCAGTACTTTGAACCGCTCCCGCGATGCCTGCCAAGACACTTCGCGGGAGCAACTCATTATTAGAATATGTTTTCTAGTTTATCAGAGGTTATCTATTCTGTAAAGGGGAATTTATAATTTACCCTTGACATATAGAAACATCGGGAGTAATATTCAAGATATGAAAACAATTGTCAAAATTCGACTGAATGAGATCTTGAAAGAAAAGGGGATGAGTGTGGAAACAGCGGCAGAGAAAACCAATCTCTCCCGCCCCACTCTATACGACATCAAGGCCGGACGGGCCCAAGCAATCGGACTCGAAACCATCGGGAAATTATGCAAAGGCTTAGATGTCGAACCTTGCGATTTGATCGAAGTCACCAAAGACCCCAACAAAACTGCAAGGAAATAACAACGAACTGATGTAACCATTTATTTGCCGCCTTGTCATGTAGGCATCGCAGCAAATAACCCTCTCCCGCTCGTAGCAGGCTGTTGCAGCAGCCTGAGCGGGAACAACAACGAAAGAGACGGTAGACATGGTAAATTCTCTACACACACCCCTGAATCGGGAAACGATCATCAGCCGCGAGCAATCCAGCGGCGCACCCCTCCCCCTCCGCGTGGAGCTAAATCAACACCTGCAAGCCATACACAACAAAATGTGCATGGCCATTATCGCCAATAACGGCGATATGTGGTCGCGCGCGTGGGAAAGCCTAAAGGATTGCTGTGAGCAGATCACCCTCTTGAACGCAATCGACGAGGGGTATATCAAGCCGGTGTTCGGACAGGAGTAGGCGGGACATGATTACCAAAACATACGAAACCCCTTCCCCCTCCAACATTCACCCCGTCGTAATCGTGCTCAATTACCGCGAGTTGTACGACATGATCGAGCGTCTCGCGAAACGCCGGGCGCAGTTCATCGCGCAGATCGAGAAAATAAATAAAGGCGAGGACGTTGCAGCGTCCTCGCCCGACGGTAGACAGAACGGAAGCTTACGGAAGGTGTAACTAAGCCGCCGTTCTCGTTTCTCTGCCTTGAAATTACTTTGAGAGAAACACAAAGCCATTATACACGAAAGGAATTATGACATG